TTCTTCTGGTTGAAGCGCTGGATCTCCTGCATTGCTTCGGCCCGTGCCTCGGCATCCTTGGCCATGGTGGCGCGTGCTGCCTTGGCCAGCAACTCCTGGCGGCGCTCGCCCAAAGCACGGTCCTGCTGGTAGATCGCGCTCTTGCCCTCAGTGGCATTGCGCACTTCCGAGGGCGAGAAGCCCAGGAACTGACCCGCCACTCCAGCCAAGCTCACCTCATCCTGGATGACCACTCCGGTTTTGTCCTGCACGCCCTCGGACTCGTAGCGAATCGCTTTGATTGGCCCTCGCAGTGCTGCGGGCATCATGGCTTCCAGCCCGCGCGCATATTGCCCCTGGGACATATCCTGCAGGCCCTTGAGCACGTTGATGCCGATACCAGCCACCGGACCCAGCGCTGCAGCCATAGCGGCTTCACCCAGGCGCTGCCCTTCCAGGCCCTCCTGCACGTCAGGGAAGATCAGCCGATCCAGGCCTACCCGGCCGGAAATGTCCCATGGCGTCAGGCGCGACAGGCCATGCGCCAGAACTTCTGCTGGCTTCTGGCCCAAAGTGTCGGCCAACATGTTCTGTAGCGCCACCTTGGCATCCCATGGCTCGTCGTCATCCCCGCCAATCATCGAGGCAGCCGCCAGCAAGGTTGTCACCATGGGCAGGCCCAGCACCCCGGCGGCTGCTGCATGGGTGGCCAGCAACCCGCCCAGCGCCTTGCGCGCCTGTGCACGGACTTCTGGCGATTCGCCCTTGATGGCCTGCTGCGCATTGCGTGCCAGGGTATAGACCATGTTCTGGCCATACTGCTTGAACAGCAACAGGACCTTGGCCACATTGCCTTGCATGAACCGTGGGCGATTTGCCGCGCCGTAGTCGAAGTGGCCATCGTAGGTTGCCTTCGTCGCTTGCTCAAAAGCCGCTTTGTGGTCGGCACCCGCCTCGCGCGCCAGCCGGTAGGCCGCCACAAACGTCACCTGGCGGTTGAAGCGCTCGGCGTGGTGGAACAGGAACGATGCCCAGCGCATTACTGGCCGGATCTTCCACATCACCCCCATGTCCTCGCCCTGGGCGATCCCGGCCAGGTCGTGCGCCATGGTCACGTCGATGGTGCCCGCGCGCACCGCCTCGTTGTAGGCCGCCAGCTCGTCGGCATTGAGCGATGCCGTGATGTCGTTCTTGCCCTTTGCCGCTTCGGCACTGGCCTTGAGCAACGCGGCGCTGGCCTTGCCATACCCCCACTTGGCCCCCATGATCGGGTACGCCACCAGCGCCGTCTGGCTCAGGTTGACCATGGCCGATGCGGGGGACAAGCCCAAGTGGAACACGAACCCCAGGCTGGTCAGCGCTGTGGAAACCGGGTTGCTCTTGGGGTTCATCAGCGACTCATGGCGCTTGTTCATCTCGTCCACCACACGCTGGGCACTGTTCTGGTCGAAGTCCTCCACCTCGCGCCAGTCGTCCACATGCCGCTGCATCGCAGCCAACTCGTCCTGCATCAGGTCCGAGTAGCGCAGCTTTGCCAGATACCGGGCGCCGTGGAACATGTTCTGCGCGAACGCCCGGCGTGCGTCCTGGCTGAACCCCGGCGTGCCCTTGCGGTGAATGCCGTGCTTGGCCCAGCTCAGGTCAGGCAGGCTCGACAGGTACAGCTGGCCCAGCGTGTCCTCCAGCTCTGCACGCTGTGCCGCGTCCATGTCCTGCTTATCCAGCACCTGGTACAGCTCGGTCATGAAGCCGCGGCCCACCGCGTCACGGTCAGCGATGAAGTCCTTGGACAGCATCACCCGGCCCACGGTGAAACCTTTGTCGCGCGGGAAGGCCGACAGCAGGTTATTGCGCAGCGCCTCGGCCTCGGCCTTGGTTTCTGCCCGGCTCACGCTCTCCACCTTGCCGTCTGGCCCCTTCACCGTCACCGCATACTGGCCAAAACGCGCCAGAGGGAAGTACACCCCCTTCACCGCCTTGAAAAACTCGTCGTCCATCTGCTTGAGCAGCGCCGCCTTGCGCTCGCCCTTGATCTCGCTGCGCTCGATCCGCTCCTTGATGGCGCTGCGCACCTTGGCGTGGTGCGACTTGTAGGAATCCCGCGTATCGGCGTAAACCTTCTTGGCATCGTCGCTCAGCAGGTTGTACTTGCGCCGCAGCTCCAGGTACTTGCCCTTGTCGTCGCCATCCACCAAATCCTCGGCAGGGTCGATCTGCGCCAAGGTGGCATCGTGCATCAGGTCGGCTAGCTTGGATTCATCCTGGAGCTTGGACCAGCGCGTCACCAGCTGGTCAGCTTCGGCACCGCCCTCGTTCTTGTCGGCTTCCATCTGCTGCACCAGCCGGTTGTACTCGGCCAGCGGCACCAAGTCGCCGTAGATGTCCACGATCTGGCGGCGGCCCAGGGCCTGCAGCCCAATGCCCAGGTAGTCCGTCAGCTTGAAGCCAGCGCGCTGCTTGACGTTGGAAACGGTGATGGATTTGATGGCGGCGCCAATGCGGGCGCCTGGGCCGTCGTCTACGCTGCCTGCAGTGCGGCTGTAGAAGATGCGCTCATCCGCGCCAAACGCCTCGCCTCCATCTCGGCCACGACCAAGCCGGGATACATCCTCGCCTGCCCGAGCCAGAAGGCTTCCTCGTTCGGGTAGTTGCCGCGCGCCATCAATGGGTGTGGTTTGGAGGTGTCGGAATAATGCTGCTCGCGCAATAGTTCGCCAACCCGCTTGTCCCGCTGCTCCTGCTCCATGAGCCAAGCGATACTCGGAGGCGGATCGCTTGAGAACGAAAGCCAGTTGTCCGCGAGCCAGAGAACGTCCGGTGTCGGTTCGGTAGAAGCCTCGGTCGGGGTCATATGCGATAAGTTTGGAGGTCGGCATTGCATTATCCAGCGCCTTCACGCTGGCCGCAATCATTCTTTCTACGTTGCCCACGTCGTCGCCATACACCCAGCGCAGAGGTGGAACGCCATCGCCGCCGCGTACCTGATCGGGGTGTGGTGCCAGGTGCGCTGTGGTGCCGAACTTGAGGGCGCTGGACAGCATCTGCTCCAGGCGGCGGCGCAGCGCTATCGTGCTCAGGCCGGCCGGGTCGCCAATGAAAATCTTTCCTGTGTTGTGGGCGTAGTTCGTGGCGATGGCGTAGACCTTCTCCCCACCCTGCCCGGGCTTAAGCAGCGACACATCCAGCCACACATCTCCTGTGCGCGGGTCCACATCCTCGGGGTTCTCCCCGGGGCGCTCAGTGATCTGGTCGGTGATTTCTCCGTCCACCTGGTTGTAGCCATACAGGCTGGGGCCGTAGGGATTGCCGGTGCGCTCTGTGATGCGCGCCACGCCGAAGTCAGGATGGTTCAATGTGTACATTGTCTCCCCGGGCAGGCGCGTCACGCGGACAGCAATCTTGGAGTCAATGTCAGCAGCGATCCCCGCCACCGTATCTTTGCCAGACTTCGGCAGCGCAAACAACTCGTCCGCCTTGGCAAACTCGGCCAACGCCTTCTTTCCTGCATCCTCACCCAGGCTGAATGCTGGCTCAAAACCGCCCTGAACCTCAGGGGCTGCAACGGTAGCCGCGCGCCCGCGCTCCACAAAGCCGCGTGCGGGAATGATGTAATTATTCACAATCTCAGCATCAGTTAGCTTGAGGTTGTTGAAGTACGGGACGTTTTCTCTCAGCCACGTCCTGATAACTGCGATCGCACGTTTTACAAAGCCGATGTCTGGCCGGACCTGTGAAAGTTCAGCCAGCACTTCCTCGGCCACCTCTCGGCGCTGCTTTTGCACCTTCAGGTCTTTCCCATACTCCTCGGCCTTGGGCTTCATCAGATCGGGCCGGGCCATGGCGATCTGGTCCAGGATGCCGTCCAGGTCTTTGCCAAACATGGCGCGCAGGCCGTGGTGCCCCAGCGCTTCGTGGAACAGGGTTTCTGCAGCGTCACGCACGCTCGTCAGGCCATCTGCCACCAGATACACCTGGCCGCGGTAGTAGAAGCCACGGGGCGAACCAGTGGCGCCGCCTGCACGCTGGCGGGCATCCTCCAGGCGCGCAGCCTCTGGTACGCGCATGTCCTGCATATTGGGCACCACGATGATCGTCGGCGCCTGGGCCCAGCGGGCGGCGATGGTGTCGGCCACCTGGCGCACAGTGGTTTCGTTCATGGCGCCGGGGGCACCACGGCTCATCATTGGGGAGTCGCCTTCAGGCTTCAGGTACACCTCGCGGATAAACCAGCCCCCATCCTTGCGGAAGGTGAACGGGTCAATCTTCTGCGCCTCGTCCTTCAGCAGGTCTGTGCGCACGATGCCGGTCAGAACCTTGCCCTTGCCGGTGGTGTGCGTGATGATTTCCGCGCCGTTGCGGTCCACCGTGCCCACGGCGTCAGGGTTGGCGGCTTTGGGTGCCTTTGGTGCTGTTGGCTTGCCTTCGACCTTCGCCTGGGCCCGCTCTGCCTTCTTGGCTTCGCGCTCGGCCTGCTCGCGTTCTGCCTGGGCTGCGGCCTCCTGCTCGGCTGACATTGCCCGCGGCGGCATGCTGATGTCTTCGATTTCGTCAAACAGCTGGCCAATGTCTTTGGTGTCGCTCAGGTCAATGGCTGGGCGGGCATTGGGCGCCTTGTCCTTGTTCGACTGCTTTTCCAGAATGACGATGCGCGTGACCACCGCCGTGCCGGCGCGTTCAAACGTCACCTGCGGCAGCTTGATTTCGGCCACCATGTAAACGCCGTCCGCGGGGCGGAACTTTTCTACACGCGGTCCTGGCTTAATGCTCTTGGCCAGGGTCAGCGGCTTGCCTGCAAACCGATCCTCGCCAGGCGCACGGAGAAAGTCCCCAGATGCGGCGCGGTCCACGCGATCCGCAACAACGTCAATCGCACGCCCCATGAACTCCACCGTTACGGTATCGCCGCGGTGAATCTCTCCCAAAGTTGGGTGTTTGTAGATCGGCTTGGATAGGCGCTCAGTCTCGCCATACATCCACTGGTCAAACCGCTTGTCAGCAGCTGGGCCAGTCGGGATCAGCGCAGCAATCCGGCCACCGTCACGCAGGTGCTTCACCGCTTTGGCCAGGTGCTCAATGGCCGTCTTGCCACCCACACCAAAGGGCGGGTTCATCGCAATACCGTCATATTTGTTGACGATGTTGTGATCCTCAAACGTGCCGTCAATGATCCGGTCCTTGCTGGCATCCATGGCCATGGCCAGGCGGGCGCGCAGCGTGGTGGATGGCTCAATCACCGTGCGGTTGCTGATTTCCGGCAGCCAGCGCGCAATGGCCCCGTGCCCGGCGCTGGGCTCCAGGGACGATTCGCCGCCTCGCAGGCCCAGCCACTCAGCCATCTTGAAGCCCACGGGCTCAGGCGTGGCGAAGTAGTCCACACCCTCCTGCGCCTTGGTCTTGCTGTTCTTTTTCTGGGTCGCCCAGTAGTAGGTTTTCGCGCGGTCGTAGGCGGTAATGGCGGCATTGGCCATCTGGTCCCGCTCCTTGCCGCCCTTGCCCTCGCCTTCGTGGCCTGGAGGGTAGGTGTCCGACTCCTCAAACGCGGAAATGAATGAGTCTTTGAGTGCGCGGGCTTGCTCGCCCATGCCCAGGTTCTCGGCAGTGCTGGCGCGGCCTGCAATGGTGGTGGCAAAAGTCCACTTCTCCCAGTTGGTGCCGGTGTTCAGGTAGCGCATGATGGCGTCGCTGACCTGACCAGTGCGGTAAATCCGGCCCTCTTGCTGGATGGCCAGCGTGGGCGCAGTAGGCTGGCCCAGGTTAATCAGCACGCGCTGGTGCTTGCCCGTGGTGTCGTGGCCGCTCCAGCCCTTGTTTTTGGCCGACTGCACCAGCATCACCTGCGGGCCGCTGGCGTCGTCCTGGAATCGCTTGTAGCGCTCCAGCAGATCCGCCTTTTTCTCGTCGCCGTTCACCAGCATGGTGTCGGGCAGCTCACGCTTGAACACCTCGATCGGGCTATCCAAGTCGCTCAGCGGTGCGTTCACCAGGCGCTTGAAGCGGGAACGGAACTCTGTCAGCGCCTCTTTGTAGGCCTCAAAGTCGGCTTTGCGCTCCTCGGGGAAGTCCTCGGGGAGTGTGCGCGGCACCTCAATATCGAACGGGTTGAACCCCCCGCCCTTCTTGTAGTCGTGGAACACCACCACCTTGCGGCCCAGGCCCAAGTGCTGGCGCACGATAGGAATCACCTCGGTCGCCTTGATGGCCTCCAGCAGGTAGCGGCGGCTCAGGAAGTCGAATTTCTTGCTGATAACGTCGCGCAGCGCTGAATACCCGTTCTTGTTGGCGTCCTCGCGGGCCATTTCAGAAACCCAGTTCAGCGCCTCGTCAATCTGGTTGCCAATGCCAGAGTCCACCAGCACAAAGCGGCGGTCATAGTCGGCGGGCACATCCAGCATACGGGCCGACAAAGAGCCCTTCTTGCGCAGCCAGCCGTTGAAATTGCGCTGCAGCAGCCCCGTATCCACCTTGGCGGGGTCCGGCTTGGTCAGCTTGTTGTAGCGCATCGAGTAACCGAAGTGCTGCATGAAGAAGCGCTCGCGGTTGTCGCCCTGGTTGTAGCCGCGGGACTCGGTCTTGTCGCTGGGTTGGCCCTCGTTGTAGTCGAACAAGTAGCCATTGGCCCAGTCCACAGTGAACTCGTAGGCAAACGGCGTGGCCGACAAGGCCAGCAGGCGGGCGCGCTTGGCGCCCTGCATACCGTCCACCTCAGCCTGCACAGCCTCCCGCGCCTCGCGCAACTTGGCGGCCAGCGCATCGGCCTCGCGCTGCAGCTTGGCGTTTTCCTGGCGCACCGACTCCATCATGGCGTCCATCGTGTCCAGGTTGTTGAGGATCTTGTTGTTGCCCTCAATCCGTGCTGTCAGGTCACGCTGCCGGTTCAGATCATCCCGGTTCAGCATGGTGTGGCGCTGGCTCGCCCCGTCCGGGTGGTGGGTGATGGCGCGCAGGTTGGCCAGGTAGGTTGTCACCTTGCCGTCCGCCGACTGCATCAGCGTGTGCGATTCATCCGCCACCACCAGATCCCACTGGCGGCGCGCCAGCGCATCGTTCTCACCCAGGTTGGCGTATGTCGTGATGACGATGCCCTTGCCTGCGTCCTGTGTGTCCTTCAGCTTGGTGATCTTCAGGCCCAGCGGCTCACCAGACTCCACCCAATCGGCGGCGATCTTGTCATCAGGCACCACAATCAGGGTGTTGGTCTTGCCCTGGCGCTGCATGCGCTTGACCACGCCCAGGCCAGTGAAAGTCTTGCCCGTGCCCGTGCCATTGGTGAACAGCATGCCGTAGCCGTCAGGCACCGCGAAACGGTCCTCGGCCTTCTTCACATCCTCCTGCTGGCCTGCAAGCAGGTAGGGCAGCGTCGCCTTGATGTTGTCCAGGTCGCCGGGCTTGACCGGCACCTTTTCAGCGGCGCGCTGGCGCTCCAGCTTGCTTAGCTTGTCATTGCCTGTTTGAGCAACTGCGTCAACTTGCGCTGCTGGAATGGGGTCAATGGATACTCCATCGACGCCAATGTCACTGCCTCGTTCACTGAAGTCACTTCCGGCAGAGACATTCGCAGCATCGGCTGCTGCGTTTCCTCCAGGTAAGAGGAAATCGCCTCGGTTTCCACCAGCAGCGGGGCCACCAGTCGGTACGCCAGCACCACGCGGTTGTCGGCCCCGGCCTTCTCCAGTGGCTTGTCCACCAGCTTGTCCAGCTGGGCGGGTAGCTCCTCGGGCGTCAGCCGGAACAGCGTCGCCCATGGCTGGCTCAGCGGCTGCATCGCCGCGATCTGGTTCCACACTGCCATTGGCACCTGCTGCATCTTGGTTCTCCTGCGCGGTAATCGCGTCCACATCGGCCGATTCAACGGCGGCCGCGCTGTCCATGCCGTCCAAACTTGCGGCACGCGGGTCATATTTGACACCCATGTACCACGATTTCAAATAGGGCCGCACACCGTCGCCCAAGTCTGCCAGCATGGCGCTGGCATAGGCGGCGAAGGTGCGGGCACCCTTCTCAATGTGATAACCGGCCAGCGTGATGCCGTCGATCATCATTTCTGGGTCAATCCCACTATTGAGGCGTCCCAGCTTCTTCTTCAGGCGCTCACGCGCCTTGGCGGCGGCGTCTTCGGTAAACACCGTGTTCGCGCTTACAGCTGGTGCCGGCGCTGGTGCTGGCGCCTCGGCGGGCATGTCAAAAATATTCGTCTGCCCGGTCAGGCTGTCCAGCGCGTCCTGGCCCAGTTCAAAGTTATCCGCTGCACGCTCTGACGCCTGGGCAATGCGCTTGCGCTCCTCGGCCTGGCGCTCTTGCTCCCGCGCCTTGCGGTCGGCTGCTTCCTGCTCGCGCTTGGCTGCCTCGGCGGCGTCCTGGCGGGCCACGATTTCCTCGGGGGTTTGGGCGGTCAGCAGTGGCTCGGGCTCGGTAGGTGGAGCTGCCTTCTCTCCCTTCAAGCGCGCGGCTGTCCTGCGCTCCAACTCGTCAAACTGCGCATCGGTGACATCCCATTCGCCATCTTCGTTTACGCCAATGCCCATTTCGGCGGCTACGGCAGCCTGCGCTTCGGTGTAGTTCTCGCGGCCTTCGGCTTTGCGCTTCAGTTCAGCCTGTGCTGCAATCGACAATTGACGCAATTCAAAACCGCCAGCCGCTTGCACAACCTCATGGGTGCCAGTCAGGTCATAGCGCTCCTGAAATTGCTGCGCGCTGATTTTGGATTTGAATGGCTTCCCGTTTTCTTGGCGAACCACACGGTCAGACCGCAGGCGGCGCACCACTGCGTCGCGTTCTTGGCTTGCCGCCCAGGCGTTGTAATCCTTGGGCAGACCTTCTACTGGCTTGCCGCCCTGCTCCACATATTTGACGTAGGCCGCAGCCTTTTCGTCCATGGCTAGGCCATCAAATGCACTTGACCCCTTGACGCTTGCAGCCTTGTAGAGCTTGGCAGCCTCGCCACGCTCCAGTAGGTTGTTGAGAATCTGCGTCGGGAATGTGCGGAAATCGCGCTCCAACTGCTGGGCCGCGTCTGATGGCGTTGCTGCTGGCTTTTCTGCCTTGGTTTTTGAATCCTTTGCCGTCTTCGGCTTCGCCGCCTTCTTGGGCTTCTCGGCCTTTACACCTGCGGCTTGTGCTTCAGGTTCGCCGCGCTGTCCTCCTGGGGCAGCGGCTGCTTGGGCGCCATTACCTTCTTGGCCGCCTGGATTGCCTTGGCCATCTTGCTGTTGGGCTTGAGCCTGGGCATTTTGTCCGGGTTGGCCTCCGCGATCTTGATTAGATCCAGGCCCGCCTTCTCCTGCTGCTTGTCCCCCGATTCCCGGCTGGCCTTCACCAGGACCGCGCCCAGTATCGACGCTGCCAGCGGGTTGTCCTCGGCCTTCTTGGGGTTGAGCTTCTGCATTGCCTTGTCCTTCATTGAGTCGGTTGACGATTGTCGCAAGAATGTCCCCAGCCGTCACCACGTCGCCAAACATGCCAGCGTCTGCGCTGGTCGTCATGGCGCCCTGCACATAGTCGGCCAGATGCTGGGTCAGCTTTTCCTTGCCAATGGCGCGGGTCAGGTACTGGCCGCTGTAGAACAGGCGCAGCATGCCCACCGTCATCTCGGCGGGAGTCTCGCCCGTCATCAGATCCGGCTGGTTCACCAGGTCGTACAGGCTCATGCCGTCGCGGCGCGCCTTGCGGATCAGGCCAATGGCCTGCAGCAGGTTGTCGGTAATGTCGGTTTGCGGGTTGATGGCGTTCAGGCGGGCAGAGTCGCGCATGTTGGCCCACTGCCCGGCCACGGTTTTCAGCGCTTCGCCAATCGCCTTGATGTCCGTATCGGTGGAGTCAAACATTTCTTCCACGATGTCGGAATCACCATAGGCGGCCTGCATCAGCGCGGCCTGGATGCGCTTGCGGCCGTCTTGTGACAGCTGGCCGTCTGCCGTCATCATCCCGGCCACATCCTGGCCAGCGCCCTGCAACTTGCCAATGAAGGCCCGCACAAAGTCGCGATTGGCAGCGCTGGTCACTTCGCCAGGCTGGTACACCGCCAGCACGCTGGAGTCCATCAGCGGTGCATCCTGGCGCGCCAGCTCGGCAGGGCTCATGCCCAGGCCTTGGCCCTGGCTCTTGGCGGCCATGCCTGCCGTGTTGTCGCTGTCCGAATACACCCGCACCAGGGCGGCATTCGGCGTGCGCGCAATGATGTCGGGCGAAATCCCGTGCATTGGAGTGTCAGCCTGCATGGCCTGCACGTACTCGCCAGCCGTGCCAAGTTCGTGGGCACCGCGGATGCCCGCCGTGCGGCCATTGTTCAGCGCCTTAAGCGTGCCCGGCACCGTAGAGTCGAACAACTCGTTGCGGCGCCCGTCTGCAAAGTTGGAAGGGTTCACCTTGGTGGCATCCACCACGGCATAGCGGAACGGCACCCGCTGGCCGTCGCTCATTACCGCCACATCCTCACGGCCATAGGCGTCAGGCGCAATGTCCTTCAGGTCGTCGCCCACGGCAAACACCATGGGCGCTCCACTGTCCGGTGTGCGGCTGGGGCCCAGGCGCATGTAGTCGGGGTTGCGCGCAATGTCGCTCATTTGCACCACCGAAGCCGCGCGGCCGCGGTCGCGGTTCTGCATGTTCACGTCTTGCGGCGCTTCCAGCGGCGGCAGCACAGGCGCAGCGCCGCCCTTGAGCGAGTCGTACTCGGCTTTGAGGGCGGCATGCTCGGGTGTGCCCACCTTGATCTGGCCTGGCGTGAACCCCTTGGACTTTGCAAAACTCCAGAAGTCGGCCGGCGCGGATTGCGCTACCGGGCCAGCCTGTGCGGCCTCTACCCCAGCGGCTTCCACCGCCCCAGCTCCCGCTGCGGGTACTCCGGCGGCTGGGCCTGCGGGCTGTGCTCCCACAGCTTGCGGCGCTTGGCCTGGCTGGCTGATAGCTGGGGCTGCTTGAGGTACTTGGGGTGCTTGCGGTACGTCTTGGACATTCACGGGCTCCTGCGGGCGAACGACAAAGCCACCCGCCACGGGCACCACGGCACCGGGCGTCTTCTTGGCTGCACGGTCTGCTGCCATGCGGGTCTTGAACGGCTCACCGGCTGGGTTCAGGATGTCGGTGGGCGCTGGCGTAGCGCGTTGCGATACAGCCTGGCGCAAGCGGTCTGCCACAGGGTCGGTCTGGGCGGGCGCTTCGGATGCCGCGCGGGCAAGGCGCTGCTCTGGCGTCAGGCCCTTCTCGGCCTGCATGCGCTGCTGCACATCGGCGGGCGTGATGCGGCCAGCGTCGAAGTCGCGCACGTAAGCGCGGGCTGCTGGCGTGTTCACGCCGCGCAGGTTGTCCAGATAGTTCTGCACCGGGTCTGTTTGCAGATCCAGGCCCACACCATCTGTGCGGGTGCGTGGCGCACGCTCCACGGGCGCGGCATCAGCCTGCTGCATGCGGGCAATCGTTTCGTTCAGCCGGGCCTCGCCCTGGGCGGCCATGTCTGGCGTCACCCAATTGGGCGGGACCAGCACGAAGCCACCTGCAGGATGCTCGGCCACAGCCAAATCCAGCCCACGATTGCGGGCTTCGTCCAGCATGCGCGCAGCATCGCTGGCGGGCATCGGGGGGCGGCGTTCGGCCACATTGGCCACGTTGGTGATGGCCGCGGCTTGCGCTTCATTGTTCATTCCCAGCGCGCCAGCCAACGGGTCGGCCCGCCCGGCCATGCCGCCGCCACCCAGCATGGAGCCCATGTCGGTATCGGTCAGGCGTTCGCCCAGCACAGGAGGTGGTGCATTCTCAGCCAGCAGCCGATCCAGCAATTTGCGGTTGAGTTGGAGTACACCTTTCGCCGCATCCGGCCGATTCAGAACCGCATAGGCGCGCAAGGCGTCCTGGCGGGCGCCATCGGGCAGGGCGAGAATCTGATCGCGCACCGGGTCATCCACAGGCTCGGGCACGGGCTCGGCTGCCGCCTGCTCATCCACCAGCGGGGCGCCAGCCTCTACCGCCTGCGCCTTGGCCTCCACGCCTGCATTCACCGCCTTGGTCAGCGCGCCGGACTCGGGTAGCTTCTCGGTGGCTCGGATGGCGTCGGCGGCTTCCTTTGCGGGGTTAACGGCTGGGTCTAGCGCTGCCGCCTGACCTTCAAGCGGGCCGGTAATACCACCCAACAAACCACCAATCGTGCCTTCCATCAGGCCTTGACCTACCACGCCTTGCATACGTCGCTCTGGCGCCAGCACACCGGCGTCCACCGCCGCATCATTGCCCGCAAAGCGCTCTTGCGCGCCTTGGCCGCCTTCAGTCGCAAATTCTTTGCCAAAACCCTTGGCCACGGAAGACATCACGCCCGATTGAACGGGCTTCTTGCCAGCGCCAAGCAAGGTGCGCTCAATCGGCCCGGTGGCAGACGCCACACCACCAAGTACACCACCAAGCACCTGCTGCATCGTGCCTGCGCCGCCATACTCCTGCGCTTGCGCGGCCAGCGCGCGGGCTTCCTCTTCTGGCATGCCTTGCTGTCTGGCGTTCTCGTAGGTTTGCTCGAACTGGGAGCCCTTGACCGCGCCAACACCCTGCACGGCGCCCAGGCCAATGTTGGTTTTAAAACCAAACTTTGCGGCTTCCTCGACCGCTTGCTTGGCGGCACCGGATGCTAAAAACACATCCTTGCTCACGCCTGCCGCTTTGGCCGCCTGTGCCAGCTTGAGGGCCTGAGCCACTTTGCCCACACCCAAGGTGGCGAACGATCCCACCCCTTGTGCGATCATCTCGGCCGGCTGATCCCACAACATCCCCAGATAGGCCTGCGCCTCATCTAGTTTGCTGCCCGACGCTTCCGCCTCTTTGATGCGGGCCATGCTGGCTTGCGTCGCGGCCTGAGACTGTGCGCTTTTTTGTGCGAACAAGAACTTTGACGCATCATCCAGCCCACCCGATACAGGGTTGTCCGCGCCCAAAAAGTCGCTGATGGACTTGAACGAGCCCAAAGCCCCCTGCCCCAGCGACAAACCCACATCGCCAATGCGGCGGGCTACGCTGGGTTTTTCGGCTGCAACAGGCGCCGCAGCAGAGGCCGCCACTGGCGCATCAGCAATCCCGGCCCACTCAAAATCGGCAGGATCGGCATCTACCCAACGGGCTTTTTTCTGAGCGATCTGTCCTACTTTGGGTTTGGTTGCCATGGGTCGTGTCCTGCGTTGCGCCCGCGCCGGGCCGTAACGGTCACTGTCGCCTGGCTTTCCTCGGAGTCAACGCCAGCGGCGCCACTGAAAAAACAAAACCCGCCGAAGCGGGTTGTGATTTGGTGGGTGTAATTGGGCGCCGTCAACGCACCAGGGCCGACTGGTGGGCGCGCAGCTTCTCCACACAGGTCAACGGCCAAAAACAATACGGCGAATTTCTGCCTTTTGGGCGGTCGGTAGCGAGTCAAAACCCGGCATGTCCTGCACGGCTTGGGCGGCCGATGGGTCTTTGCTGGCAAGAGCGTCTGACGCCGCTTTGGTGACGGCTGCAATTTTCTGCATTTGTTGCTGTTGCGCAGCCTTCTGTGCAGCTTCGCGTGCGGCCTTCGCCTTACCAGCCGGGCTGTCTGCGGGCGGAACATATGGAGCAGGAGCGGGCTTTGGACTTGGATTTACCGTATCTGTCTTGCCGCCTGTTGCAGCATCTTGCTTGCTTGCGGGCGCTTCCTGCTTCTGCGCCGCAGCCGTCGATACATCCACAATGACCTTGGCTCCGTTGACCACCACGTACTTGAAGGCCATACCAGATTCCGTATCCACCTGAGTGCGAATACTCTTTGGCGATACTTCAGCCTGCACCATGGCAGCGCGCAACTGGGGCGCGGTCAGCACATTGCCAAACTGCGCGTTGGTGGAAAACAGGGTGTCCGCCTTGGCCAGCGCCTGTGTGTTGCTGGCCTGGATTTTTTCGGCCTCTTGCGGCGTCGCGGCCGTATCGGCGCTGGGGAGCAGCTTGCCAAAATCCCCCAGCACCTCGCGCCGCTCCTTCCACCCAGCCGCACCAGCACCCGAGGCTCCACCGGAACCGGAGCCGCCGCCACCATTTGCCCGCGCTTCCAACGCCCCAAGGCGCCGCTCGGCAATATCCGCATTGCGCTCGGCCACAGCAGTCTTGCGAGCGTCAATGTTGTTCTTGAATTCGTTTTGGCTCCAGCTATACAGAGCCATCGGGTCATTGAACGAATTGAGCACAGACAAAAGCTGCCCAGTGTCCTTCATGGTGTAGACGGGCAAGGCTCGCCCGTCCAGACTCTCACGCTGGATCACCAGTTCACCACCAGCCCCGCGCTTCACATCGGTAACACGCGCCCCATCGGGCACGAACTCGTTGTAAAACTCCTTGACGGCATCCAGGTCGCCAGAGGCCAACGCAGCCGCAGTCCGCCCCAGCGCCTCTTTGCGCTGCGCCCCCTGCAGTTGAATCTTCACCAGCGACTGCGCAGCGTAGTCCTTCAGCACCTGCCCGGCCTGGTCAATCTTCCCGGCGCCCATCAGTTGGGCTGCCCGGTACTGGCTGGCAGCCAAGTGGTCATCCACAGTAGGTGCGCGCTCGGTGCCATCAGGGTTCTTCAATCGCCCCTTGAACCAGTCGCCCACCTGCGCGTCGAGCTTCTCTGCAAACGCCTTATCGTTTTCGGCTTCTGTCGCGGTTGCATTCTCCCGTTCCCAGCGCTTGTCATCGCGCTCGCCCTGCTTCACCTCACGCTGCAGGCGCATGCCTTGGATGGGGTCATATTTCGAGACAACATCGGCCATGGCCTTGAACTTGGCACTGCTCACTTGTTCTGGGGTCATCGTGCCAGGCGTGCGCTTGCCAAGAAGCTCGGTCATGGGCACAGCCGTGGCAATCTGTTTTGGCTGGGCTGGGCCCATCTCATTTTCGCCAAGTTTTGGCGTGGCCATGTACGCCTTGGCTCCTGTGTCGTAGCCGATCTGTTGCGTCGGGTCTGCGGCCGCTGCCTGCACCTTGGCGCTTGCATCGTCGCTCAAAAAGTCTGCGTTCACCGGCTGGGCTTTGGAGATTTCATCCAGCTCACGGCGTTGCCGTGCGTCCCGGTAGGTTTCTATCAAGCCCTGCGCGAACTTCTGGCCCGCTAAAAACTGTTCCGCAAAGCTCATGGCGTTTCTCCAACTTGTGTCACTTCGATACCCAGGGCGCCATAGTCCACAGACATGAAGCCTTCCTCATTGGTGTGCACCGCCGATGGCATCACCTGCAGCACCTCGTCAGCCATCACACCACGCCAGCGCTCGTGCGGTGCGTCCTTGTAGGCAAACTCGTAGAGGCTCAAGCCGGTGCGCTCGTCGCGGCCCACCAACTCGATGTTTTGTTTCAGGCGGCGGTCGGAATACTTGCCAATTGCCGCCGCACCAAGCTGCGCACCAGCACCCAGCAGGGCGCCCATTGGGTTGCTCGAAGCCGCAATCTGGTCTTGTTGGTTCTTGTAGCTGGCCTGCGCTCCGAACATATTGGTGGCGTTCTGCCCCATCTGCCCCGCCATCGTCCCGGCTGCGCCGAACCCGCTGTTCATCCCAGCCAGCCCCTGGTTGGAAAGATTGATGCCCGAAGCGCCGAACCCAGCGCCAGCCCCGGTGGCCTGCATGCCCATGGCTGGATAGCCAGAAAGCGCATTCGTGGCGCGGTCGGTCAGCGCGTAACCCTCCGTGCGTGCGCGGTCCCGTGCGCCAGTTCCAGCGGCGGCCAGTGCGGTCGCCTTGGCAATCGCGGTCTGGTTTCCCATTGCCAGCGCCTTGCCGCTGGAAGGGTTCACGCCCATGCGAGCGAGTGCGCGGCTCTGCTGCCCCTCGGCATTGGCGAACCCCTGATTGACATCGGCCATGGCCTTGCCAGCCAGCTCGTTGGCCTTGTCCTCGGTGTTGAAGGAGCGCGCATCTTGTGTCAGCGTGTCCTGCATGGTGGTCAGCGCCCCGCGCCGGTCCAGCATCCAAGTGCGATCCTCCTGCGACTGGTCGTAGGCCGTGCGCGAGCTGTCCAGACCGAACTGCAACTGCTCCTTTTGCAGGGGCAGCATGTCCTCGGACTGCTGCATGATGCGCTTGATAACGTCATCCTGAATGCCCATGGAGCGGATTTGCGCCTCAATCAGCCGCGGATCTGGGGGTGGCGCGGAGTTGCCCTTGCCGCCATACAGCCGCATACCCCCGCCTGGCCTGGGCTCAAAAGCGCCCAGTGGCAACATCAAGTGTTCATACATACCGGCAGTCCTTTCGCCACATCACGTAAATCAGCACGTCGCCGCCATCCGGCGCCGCGCCTTTCAAAGTCGCCTCCACCTGGTAGCCAAAGTGCTCATTCAGCCGCCGCGCTGCCAGGTTGGAAGAATTCACATAGCCGCTCAGGCGCTGCACCCCGCACACCAGGAATGGGTACGCGAAACCGGCACGCAAGAAATCGCGCGTCATCCAGTGCTGCCCAGGCACGCCAGCCAGGTGCACCCATATGTTCTGCCCATTGAATCCCTCGTACACGGCAGCCGCTACCAGCTCGCCGTGCTTACGCAGCCCGATACAGCGCATGCCATCGGAGCGGGCAAGGCCTGGTATCAGGGACTGCACAAAGGGCAGCACCTGGTCCAGGTCGTAATCAAAGGACTGGGATGGAACGAGCACAGGAACCCTCAAAGTGGCCCGGCTGGGCCTTCGGGTTACTGTGTCCGAGGAATGCTCGGAGTCAACGTCAGCCAGGCGCCACCGGCCACACGATGTTGAACGGGTCGGACTGCAGCGTCACATCCCGCAGGGCCTGCCGGTAGATGGCCCACGTCTCTTTGGTTGCTAACGGCACGTCTGGTAGCTGTGTCCAGTCCGATGCGGAGAGCAGAGCGTTGCGCTGGGAGCGCACCACGGGCCACTGGGTTTGCTCGGTGCGGGGGTCAACCCACTGTTTGGTGGTGTAGTCGAAGATGTGGTGCGCAGAAGGGGGTGGTGGCTTCAAGATGAATACCTCGCCGTCCCAGTAACTCGGCGCGTTGGGAGGAAGTACCCCTATCAAGCGCAGACACCCTTGTGGCGGCTCAGGCAATACCTCCGCTTTTCCATGGCGCACGACTTCGCCATCTGAGGTAACTACGGTGTATTCTCTAATTTCGGTCATTATCGTTTTCTCACAAATGCGATGAGCGTTGTCTCGACGCGGGGCTCGCCGCCTGGGAAATACAAAGAACAGGACAACGTGTTTGCGCCTGGGGACAACGTTACGCGCGACGACCTACTTAAGGATGGGATAGGGAAGTTTGAGTACCCATCATTACTAGACGGGGTGACAATAGAAAACAACGACCATGGCACCCCCCCAGTAATTTCATATCTTGGCTCATCGCTGCCTGTGGCCCAATAAGTAGCCGACTGGAGCCCCTGCCACGAAGCCAGCAACTGTGCTTCCCATACCTCTCCTTCTGGCACATTCACAACAATTGTCGCAGACCTGTTGCCCGTGTCTGTGAACATGGTGCTGACCGCGTTGCCTGCGATGTTGACGGTGCTCACCGCGTTGATGGCGTCCGCAGTCAGGGTTCCTGAAAAAGAACCGCTCGCCGCCTGCAGCGACCCTTTGAACGTGCCAGTGGCCGCCGACAACTCGCCTTTGAATGTGCCAGTGGCCGCCGACAACTCGCCTTTGAATGTGCCAGTGGCCGCAGCCAGCGCCCCGGAAAACGTGGCGTCCCCCTGGATGTTGAGCTTGGTTCCGCTCCAGGTGAGGGCCGACCCCAGCGAAAACCGCCCATCGTTGCCAAGGTAGAACCCAGGCCCCACACCATAGGGCGCCGTTCTCAGGCCGTCCTGGTCGATCGCAATGCCAGAAATCGCCCCGTAGTTGGCAAACACGCCGCCGCGCACAACCACCTCACGGAAGTCTGCCAGGCCATCGCCTGTGATGCGCCACCCTTTGGTGTTGGTGGGGTTGTAGGTTGAACTCTGGATGTACTGCCCGACAGCGATGGACCCGGCCTTGATCTTGTCTGCCGACAAATCCTTGATCTTCGCGTCGTCGATGGCCGCATTGGCGATCTTGGCATTGGTGATCGTGCCGTTTTTGATAAAGCCGTCTTCGATGTACACACCGGCAGGCACCTCCACGCCGTTGATCGTCGTTGGCGTTGTCTGCACAATGAACGGCCGGGTGGAGCTAATCGCACCATCGGTAGATGGCGCCCCCACATAGAACCTGTTGGCCAGCACCCCGAAGTCGATGCTGGGCCCGCGCTCTGCGCTGTTCGTGCCCATAAGGCCATATCCGCCGATCAGCTTTTTGCCATCGGCCGCCACCTGCACGCGCATACCGTACTGCGTGGCCAGGTACTTCACCCCCGCCATCGAGTCGTCGATGACTTGCGACAGCTCGGTGTTCAGCTCCGAGCCAGTGATTTGCCCATTGAGCGCATCCAGCAGCCGCTGCACATCTTCGCCCGTGCGCACCTGCAGGCCATTGATGCCGCCTGCAGGTGTGACCGACTCCACGCCGTCGCGCGTGCGCCAGGTGATCCACATGTGCCAAATCGTGGCCGGGTCAGTGGGGTATCCGTAAACCTCCCCGATGAAGTCCGCAATTCTCGTCGCCTGGGCAAAGGTTGGCAGCGGGTCGCCACTGTTGCGCTTGGCGCCATAAACAATGGTTCGGTCATGGCCACGCCCCTGAGTGTAGGTCGGGGCATCGTGCGTAATGAACACATTGGTAATCCCGGCGTCCAGCGCGAACCCCGTGGGCGTTGGCGGCGGCGTCAGATCCTCCGTCTGGTCTTCTGTGGGGATGTTTGGATACACGCGCCCCGGCCGAATGGTCGTGTTGGGCCCACGACCTCCACCATACTCAAGCAGCCCAATATCCGTCAGGTCGCGCAGAGTCAACCCTTTGTCCAATGGGTCGCCGCGCAGGCCCATGTAAACCTGCAGCGTTTCCCGAATGCGTGCCTCAAAGTTGGGCGAGCCAGGGGCTGGGATGTCTAGGCGCTTGTCTTCACTCATACCGCAGCAAGCTCCTGAATACTGGTGGCCAGAATGACTGCCTGAATGGCGGCTGCGCCAGTGCACTGCACTTCGATGGCCCAATCCATGGCCCGGAACCCCGCGGGCAGACGCAGCGGCTCACGGCTGTGCACCTCTGCAGAAAACCGCTGCACCCCATCGGCTAGGATGGTCAGCCGCACCGGGTAAGCGCTGGCCACCACCTCTGCGCAGGAGAACGTGGTCGGCTGTGGCTGCCTAAAGGTCTTTGACCGGAACGTCGCAGACATGAAACCCTCGGCCGCGTCCCACTTCAGAATTCGCGTCCCGCGCAGCACATACAGTTGATCCTGTGAGCTATCAAAGTGCGCAGCGTCAAACCCCTCACTCAGGAAGAAAATGCCAGCGCCACCGGCCGGGTCCACCATGAACCCTTTGCGCGGGGCCCCTGCTGCTGGCTCATAGCTGCCAAAGTACAGGCCTTCGTACATTTGCCCAATGATGGTTTCAGGGCGCAGCTTGAGCCAGTCCTCACGCAGCAGCGCGCTGGCCGTCAACACCCGTGCACCGCCTGCGCCGTACCAGCACAGCCCATCGTTCGATGCCCAGGCCACGCCAGCGCCCATGCTCACCACCGAGCGCGGCGCAATGCAACCCTGCGGGATGTCCAGGGGCGCCTGGTCCAGCGAGTCCGGGGAAGAACCAGACACCAGGATAGGCTTGCCAGTGGTCAGCACCAGCAGGTTCTGCCCAAACACCCCCAACCCCACCGCGCGGCCGTCAGGTGGCACTGCGTCGTACTCAATCGGCCAGGCGTAGGGCACATAAGCCTCACAGAATCGCACCGCCCCATTGGTGATGCCTGCCAGCATGCCGTTCCACATCGGCGTGAGGGTGTGCAGGTTTTGCTCGGTAAAACTCACAGCACCGCCGCGAGGCACACCTGGCGCAGGTAGCCAATTCTTGGTGGTCAGCACTTCGCCAATCTTCTGGCCCGTGTCCTTCACCGTGGAAACCGACGCAGCCGCCTCCAGCAGAAAGAAGAAATCTGCGCTTCCGGTTGTGCCAGCCTGGGTGCGGTACACGCGCACGCGATTGATGTTGTAGCCACCGCCAGGTGGTGACGCCAGGTTGGACAGAATCGCCGTTTCGTCAATGGTGCGCTCCACCGCGGCACTCACTGGGCTCGGCGCACTCTCCCAGCCCCAGTCATTCACATAGGTGTAAACGTAGAAGTAGTCAGCCACCTTGCGCTTTTTGGGGCCGATGACCGTGGCAGCTGCCGCCTCGCCCCACACCTTGGTGGCCGCAGGCGTGATCTTCTTGATCGTGATGCTCGCGCCAGAGCCAATGGCCTCGATGCGAAGCTGGGTAGATCCGCCTGCAGATTCCTCTGTGGCGACGATTTTTGACACCGCAGACAGCGCCTGCTTGAGTGAGGCAGGCGTCACCGCTGGAGGGTAGGTGTTCGCCCCCGCCGTCAGGGTGATAGCGACTGGTGCCGCCTGGCCGATCTGCACCTGCCACTTGTCACCACCCTTGGCATTGGCGGCCAGCCAGGCCTGCGTGATGACCAGCGCGGCAGTCGCCCCCGATGATCGTTGAATCTCCACCGTCGCCGCGGTAGAAGTGGCCCCAACATTGATGCGCACACCACCAGGCTGGCCCTCGTAGTTCCCGCTGGAGGCTTCGCTGTAGTCAGCAACTCCACCAGGGACGTAATCTTGCGCTGTGGCCTGCACGCCGCCAGCCGTCAGCGCGGCCACTACACTGGAGCGGCTTTTGCCTCCAATAGTCACGCCAAAGCGGAAGTCCCCAGAAACCGTGCAGGTCAGCGTGTCTCCGGCCGCCAGGGTTTCCAGCATGGCGTCGGTGATGACGACATTGAACCCCGCGCTGGTGGTGGCCGTGGCTCTCAGCAGAGTGGCTGTCGGCCCAATGTTCCCCACCGATGAAAACAGCTGCGTCAGCGTGGCAGCAGCAGCATCGTAGTTTTGCGTGGTGCCAGTCAGGCGCTCCAGCGTGAAAGCCTTGCCCACCTCTGTGCCCGTCACCTTGACGCCCAGTGGCGCATCCTCGTCTTTTTCATCAGCGACAACGGCCTTGATGCCCTGCAGCCCGGTCAGCACCACCGCCAGCTCAGCGGCAGAAACCTTGCTCGTCTCCGTGCCGGGCAGCGTGAATGTCTGGGCGTCGCGCCCCGCCACAGAAAGGCGGTACTCGCTGCCACCAGTCAGGGCGGCCACCTGCTTGGCGGAAATCAGCAGCCGGTACTTCCCCTCGTCTGGGTCTGGTGCCGCCAAAACCACGTTGGCGAACAGCGCTGTGGCTGGTGCAGGCAGCCCGAGCGGGCGGCTCACTGTGGGGTTGGTTGTGGGCTGGTTGCTGCTCAGCGCCAAATTGCTTGTCACCTTCGGCGCTCCGTCACCAGTGTAGGCGGTGCGCTCTGTGGTGTCCTCCGCATCAAACCCCAGGGCTGTGTGCACCACATTTGGCCAGGCAAGCCAGTACAGCGTGTCACTTGCGACGCCCCGTCCCATGCGGTAGATGGTCTTCGTGCCGCCAGGCGCAGTAAACACCTGGGCAGGCTCGCGCCACGGGCGCAAGTCACCACGTCCTGGCTTCTGGTTCAGCGATACCGCGCCCTGCCCGTCTGGAATCAGCTTGGGCTCTGCCGCGCGGTTCTCACCCAAAAAGCTGGAAATGGCGATGACTGTCATGTCACTCCTCTGAGTTCAACGCACGCTCTGTATCAACCTGCTTTCGCAACAGGACTACTTAGGCCACGCCTCGCGCGTCACTTGCTGACGCCCTTCACCTTCTCAAACGTCCGCGCCCCGGCAATGCCCAGCATGCCTGTCAGGATGACCCACAAAGCATCCGTGTCCAGCATGGGAGGGTGCGCCAGCGTTCCGGGAATCCATCCCTTAGCCTGCATGAGTGCCCACGCCCACACCATGAACGGGTAAAGCAGGAACTGGTAAGCCATCGCAGCCGCGCCCACCCACCCGCAAGCTGGCCGCCACCCGGCCACCCATATGGAGGTGTGCCCAGCTTCGGCCTTGTTCACCTCCATCTGTGCCGTGAGCAAGCTGGCGTCAATCTTGGCAAGCTCGATCTGGGCGTCCATGCGCTCTTTGTCGGTGGTGACCAAGTCGTCGATCACATTGCCGATGGTGCCGATGATTCCGCCCACGGCGGAGACTGCCAGAGGGTTCATGCTGCTTCCTTCAAAACACGCCTAACCCAGCCCAGTAAGAAGCCGCGCTGCGAGCTGTCGCGTGTGATGATCTGTTCGTACCGGGCCAACTTCGCCAGGGCGTAGCGGGCCAGAAACAGATCGGGGTCGTAGTTGTTCAGGGCCGTAAGGGTCTTAGGCCCCATCTTCCCGTCAGGGGTGGTGCCCACCACGATCTGCGCCAGCTTGGCAGCCGTACCGGTGCCAGCGTTCACGGCGAAGTCGAACAGCGTGCGGGCCACGTCCTGGCTCTGCACCTCTTCCAGTCGTAGCGGCGTCCAGAAGTTGGATCGGTAGAAGCCGCGCACCATTTCAGCCGGTGGAGTGTCTCCAACATCGATGGAGGCCCACCCTGCCCACTTGGGCCAAGCGTTGCGCGCAATGCCTGCGTATGTCTGCCCGCCGCGGTCGTTCTGGACGGTGTGCAGAACGTACCCACCCTCGTTGACGATCATGCGTTCGTAGGCTTGAAGAAAGTCGCTCATTTCGGTGTCACTCCGCTTTTCACAGAAGTCCAGAAGGCATACATCGAGGCGCAAAAGCCCGCGATGTAGCCTATTGGCTTTGCGGCCTTGCCGATCCACTCCAGCACTTTCATGGCCCCCTTGAAGCTGCGGAAGGCTTCCAGCAGCTCGGCGGTGTCGGCCTTGATCGAGTTGGTGGCGTCGGTGTTTTCTTTGAGCAAGCGCCGGGACTCGGCTTGCTCCAGCTTCACGGCGGTGATTTCGTCGGCGAGGGAGTTCATGCGTTTGTCTCCCGTTCTCAGCTCTTTGGCGACGTAATCGTTAAATTCTTCGGGTGTGCGTGGCATGACTTCCTCAACCACGGTGCACCCCGTTCGGGTCGATGTTGTCTAGTAGCGCAGTGCGAATTGCGATTGCAACCCGTTGACGCCAGCCATCACCTTCACTGTGCCGCGTGAGGCGGGCAGAGACTGTGAACTCTTTTGGAAGCTCAAGAAAGAGCGCCGTTGCAACAACGGTATTGACGATCAAGTCCAGCAGCAATCCGACAACGAGCGCCGGGTAGCCGATTGCCTTCATTGCAGTGGTCAGTTGCCCAGCATCGCGCACTTGCATCAAGCGCATGACAGCGACGTAGTGCACCCAGAGCAGGTACACGCACAGCAGAGTAATTAGGGCATAGGTCATTGCAGTACCTCCACGAAGGACAACGAACCCGAGGATTTGATTGCCATTACTTTCCTTTCAATTGATCCACCTCGGACTTGAGTTCCTTGATGGCTTCAATCAGGAGGCCCACGAGGTTCCCGTAGGCCACCGCGAGGGTTTCCCCGTTGTCCATGACAGCCTCAGGCAGCACCTTTTGCACCTCTTGGGCTACAACGCCGGTTTGGCGTGCACCTGTGTCCTTGCGGGTGTAGGTGTAGCCGTTGATGGCGCACACCTTTCCCAAGGCGCCCTCGATCTTGGTCAAATCGGTCTTGAGGCGAATATCGGATGCCGCAACGACATTTCCGATAGCGGTGAAGTTGCCAGACCCGTCCCATGTAAAGTTATTGAGGTTGCCTACGGACATTGTGACGACCATGCTCCCCTCGTAAACATGCATCGCCGCAACGTGTCGCGCTCCCCAGCGTGTCGCTCTCCAGACCATGTAAGCCGCATTTGAGTTTGGGGTATCTAGCTGCATTGCCGGAACAGTAGTATCAGCGGTCCAGTTCACAAAGGCCGCGCCAATGTCTCCACTCTGCCGCACGGCGCTTGTGCCTGCTGTTTGCTGGAAGGTCTGGGCAGCACGACCGCTGATGCTGATGGGCCACGAAGTGCCGAAGTTGGTGGCATCTACTTGGCACAGCAAACCACTACCGTCAGTAGCCCAACCTATAAAAACCTTGTTCGTCCCCTGCCCGGTGGCCCCACCTTGTTGGACGGGTGTGAAGCCGAGAGATGCTTGTTTGCCATCCAGCGCAGCCTGCAAACCCGAGGTGTCGGCAATGGTATGGCCGTGATAAGTAGCCGCCTTGCCGTTCAGGGCTGTTTGGGTGGCTGTTGAGATGGGCTTGTTGGCATCGCTTGTGTTGTCAACGTTACCTAGCCCCACCTGCACCTTAGTGACACCATGAGGGTTGCTGGTGTTGCCGGTGTGACTAGTCAGCGTAGCGAGGTTGTCGGATACCTGTTTTTGCAACTTCCCGAGCGCAGACAAAACCGTGTCCGTAGCGGTGATGACTGCGTTTGTCGCAGTGCTCAGTCCGGCAAGCGTCGCTGCACGAACATCGGTGAAGAAGTCGCGCCAGGTCTTGTCACCTCGCCAATATTTCTCTGTAGGTGCGGATACAGGTGCTGCGATTACTGACTCTTTTGTAGCCAGGTCTGCTGGCTGCGAAAAGTTTTCAGCCGTGCCTTTGGTAATGCGCAGCGATAGGTAATCTCCTGCGACAAATGCTTTTGCAGAAGTCCCTTCCTGGGCGCGCTGCACGGTAATGCGGCACTCTCCTGGAATAGCGTTATTCACGCCAGTCACGCGCATTACTTCGATGTTGGATTCGACGCTGCCCAAGCGCTTAAAAGCCGTCAGCAGGTAGTAATCACCATCAGTTGGGTTGATAAGCGAACCCGCAGCGCCGTCAGAAATGCGCAGCACCCCATAATCCAGCTCAGTTTCAGGCGTGCCGCTAGATGGCGCATCCTTTACCGCCGCAATAAAGGTGGATGTGAAATTATTAAGAAACCGCTGCTTTGCCATATCAGAAATCCTTGATCCGAACTTTCAGCTCCACCTCTTTGGCTCGGCCGTCATTGGTGTAGGCCACCACCGTTACCTTGTAGGTCGCGCCAATCACGCCGTCCTGAATCCACACCTTCACGCGAGGGTGCTGAATGGCGTAGGTCACGGTCAGGCCTGCGGGCGCCACGGTCACGGCGGCAGTCAACACCCTGTCACCCACGGGAAACCACTCACCAAAATCAATGTCGTAGTCCCGCACATCGCGGGGTTGTTGGGTCACGGTCCCGAGGAGCACGGCTTACCTCACATAGAAAACGTTGTCGGAGAAGCGCACCACAAAGGTCTGCGCATCCACGGCGTACTCATCGAACTGCACACGCTTGACGGTGCCTGGTGATGCGTAGATTTCGGCCAGTGCCGCAACATCCACCACAGAGCTGACTTTTGCTGTCAGCAGAGCCTGGATCTGCGCAGTAGCCAGGGTAGGCGCGGACTCACCAGTGCGGCGCACGGCGTTCACGCCAGCCTGCGCCAGCCCTGCGGCCTCCAAAGGCGTGCGCTGCACACGTCGAGCAACTACCAGGATCTGGGCAGCGGCCGCAGCGGCGATGGCAATTTGCACCGCTGGCCGCAAAACAGTCGCCACTGCGCTGGCCAAGGCTGGCACTACAGCGCTGTGGATGGTCTTGGGCACAGCTGCAACCAAAGCAGCAGCCGATGCACCTACCGCGGCTGCCAGCTTGGCGCGGGCAGTGACGGTAGGCTGTGCCTTTGCAGTGGATTCCAGCGCAGCGCGCCGCAGGGCTCGCGGCGTCACGGTGGTCAACGCATCGGCAAGCACATTCACCGCCACCCGGACCGTAACGTCCAGGCGCGTTTCATTGATTGCTGCCTCGTTGATGCCGTGGGTGTTCATGCTTACACCAGGGTCAGCGTGAAGTCACCAGATGCGCCCTGGCTGCGAACGGCATAAATGTCGTTCACCGTCAGAGTCTTTGGCGTGGGCAGTGCCTCGCTATAGAGCAGCGTGGCTGTCGGATCTGTCGGGCTCGCACCTTCCACAATGCCGATATGGGTCAAAGTCACGGGAGAGCCGATGACAGGGGGGAACTCCACATTCACCCCGTTGTAGCTCACACCGTTGGCAGGCGCAGCAAATGCGCCAGTAGCCCGGCGCTGATACCAAGCAGCGCTGACTTCGGTGCCTGCCGTGAACGCATCTGTGGGGTCTGCCGTGAACAGGGCAAAGTAGGTTGTGCGGATCGCTGGGAATGCCTGGCCGCGCAAAGTCGCGTTGATGATGGCATTGGCAAGAGATGTGGAAAAACCGGCCATGGTGGCTGCTCCTTTTTAAGTCTGGGGCGCCACGGTGCTGGAGGCTTCCAGCTGAATGCCCGCGGCGTTGTTGAACAAGGCGAGATGGCTGGCAGCAAGCTGCGCATTGCCCGCGACTTCCGCGTCCTTTGAATAGGCGCGGTAGAGCACGTAATTCAAAAGCGGGTTTGCCCACTCGTCTGGCAGATCAATGTTCCCGCTCACCGTTGCCGCCGCTGGCCCGCTGGCAGTCGCTGTGGCCGCGGGATAAGCGGAATACACCAACTCCAGTGCCGCTGTTGTAGCGGCAGGCGGGTATGTCAGGAACGCTCGCGGCTCGCGCAAGTCGTGCATGAAATGCTGAATTTCTGCAGCCGGGGCCATTCCTTGCCAGTCGCGCACCGTGGCGTCCAGCAACACCTGGTCCACCTTGGTAATGGCACGCTTGCGGACTCCTGCGTTTCGCGGGATGTCGATGAGAGAAGCCGCTGCTGCGGGCAATGTGTGCCGTGCACCTGCCGCAGCTGGTGTGAACGTCACAACAGTAGCCGTGGTGTCTGGTCGCATTTGCGCAATAGCGCGCTGCCCATCGTGCAAGTATTTCACCAGCTCAGTGGCCGGCCAGCGTGTGCCAGACACATCGAGCAGAGCAATCTGCACGTCAAGGATGATGGACTGGGCGGGAGTGGGCATGGTGCAATCGGGTTAACGATTGCAAGAATCCGCCATTTTTTTCCGGAGTCAACGCTACAGGTACGTTGGCCTGCTGCGCATCTTGGCGGCTAGAACACCGCGGCTGTGCTTTGCCGCAATAGTGGACACGCGCGCCTCAAACATGGCCTGGTGCATGGGCGATGCAGCCAGGTCAGAGAACGGCTGATTCGGCACGCGCTTGAGGGATGCAATAGCACCGTGGGCAATGTCCTGCATGTGCTGTTGTGCCAGGGCATCATCCAGAGTGTTGGATGTGATGCTAGGCGCCACTGCAACCTCGGCAATCACCTCAATGCCCGCTGGCCGGATGGGGTACACCACCAGCGTGCGGCCATCTTGTGTGAAGGCAAACTCACGGCCTGGGTTGGTGCGTGAAAGCTCCAGGCCGTGCGCTGCTTCCACTAGTGGGAAATCGCTGTCACCCACAGTCACCGATTTGATCTTGATGATCTGCGTATCCATTGGAGCTTCCAGCGGCACCAATGCGGTTCCTTCCGTTACCACTGGCTCTAGCACCTGCCGATATGACAGCGTGCGCCGGAAGAAATCAATGGCTGCCAGTTTGACGTGCTGGTCCATGACAGGCTGAGGGCAGCCGATCACATAGGGCAACACATAGGGGCCGAAGTCAGACCACTTCATCGTCGTACTGGCGGTGGGTCAGGTAGCGCAGTTGGATACGAATCTTGTCATCGTCCATGCGCTCCAGCTCCGAGCGAGCCAGCCCGCGGCGGTGGGCCAGCGCACGCAGGTCACTGCCAGACAGCTTCTCGGGGTTCTCCCGGTCCGCTGCGGACAATTCCTGCGCAGGCTCAGCAACTTTGCGCGGGCGGGCCATCAGGCGATGCCTACAGTCACGGGACGGCAGATCAGCGTTGCGCGGATCGTCTGCCCGGCTGCGGGGTTCGCGCCCAGGAACTTGATACCCCAGCCGCGCTCCGAAGCGTCGGATGCGATGGCATTCACGTTCTTGGAACGGCGAATCACGCCAGCCGTCGCGGCGGCAGAGGCGGCGAAGAACTCGCTGCCCATGGTGCGTGCGTTGTCGGCCTTGCCGTAGGTGCCGCTGATGACGCCAGCGTCCAGCGTGGCCGAAGCGCCCAGGGCGCCGTTGTCCACGATCAGATCCACAGGCACGCAGTTCTGGGGGATTGCGCCGAACTCCACGATGTCATTGATGGCATCGCCGGTCACGGTCACATACTCGCCGGTCACCACGATGGGTTCGCTTGCCTCGTAGGCGGTAGGGGCTGGCAGACCCGCCAGCACCTGCTTGGATTGTTTGAGGGCCATGTTGGTATTCCTTCAGGTGAGGGTTGCGTTAGACGGCGGCGGTGTAGGCCGTGTCCACAGTGATCTGGCCGTAGTCCATACCGTCGAACTGGGACTTGTCAGCACCAAAAATCATCTCGAAGAACAAGATGTGATCGTGCTTGCGGTCGTCCATGTCCTCGTCCAGGCTCACCGACATCCCATCGGCCATGCCCTTGGTGCCGTGGGCGATGGACACAGCATTGGAGCCCATGAACAGCGAACGGGCTGCAGCGACATTGCCGCCAGAGCCGTAGTCGTTGAACTTCACGCCCACTTCCATTTCGTCAATCAGCACGCCGTTGAACATGCCGGCGCCACCCTTGAAGATTTCCGACTCCTTGCCAACCGCAGTGGTCAGAGCCTTCTGGGCTTCAAACCAGCCTTGTGCGCCCACGTCGTCGCGGATGTCCTGCATCACTTCTGGCAGCACAGCCAAAATGAAGCAATCCTTGCCGCCCTTGCGGATGGGGGTCATCTTCACAGGCTTGTCCTTGCCGCCCAGCATCTTCTTGGCCTTGGTGCGCAGCTTGTTCACCGTGGCAAGAATCATCTTGTCAGTGCCTGCCAGGGTGGCCTTGGCCTTGGAGCCATCTGTGCCCACAAACAGGTGAGCGGTATCAGGCGCGCGCAGGGCGTTGGGGTAGCCTGCGTAGTCCGTGCCGAAGTGGCTGATTTCGTCGCCTACACCACGGGCGCCGGATGCAGCGGTCACGATGACCTGCTCATACAGCTCCTTGATGTACTCGGTCAGCTTCTCGCGGCCCTGCTTCTTCAGGTTGTAGCCCACGCGCGACTGCTCGATGCGGGCGCCAACGTTCACGCCATGGCGGAACTCGTTGATGCGCATCGTGTGTGCGGCGTGCTGCAGCTTGAATTCCTGGCCCGCCAGCTTCTGGCCTTCGGTGATGGGTGCGCCACGAAACTTGGCCACCAGTGCGGTGGTCACTTCGTCGCCAGCGCCCTTTTCCAGCTCGGTCTTCTTGATGACGGCAGAGCGGGAACCTTCTTCACCCACCAGGCGGGCGAAATACTGCTCCTGGGCAGCGTCGTTAGCTACTGCCGCTGCCCAGGCTTTACGCTTGTTTGGGTCGTTCGGCAAAATTGTCGTGCGGCTCATGTGTTACTCCTTGTCCAGCACATTGACGCACTCCTGCGCGCCGAAAAACCCCCAGCGGAATGCCAGGGCCTTACAAAGCTGGCTCAGTTCGCCGCCTGCTCTCGGGCTTGCCCACCCTCACGGAAGGGCTTGCCTGAATACGCACGCGGGCCTTGCGCCCATCTTTGGATTCGAGTATTAGCACAATTTTTTCGGAGTCAACGCCATTGATTCCGCGCAGGCAAACCGACTCGCCCTCGCGTATTTCAACGACCAGCCCCGGCTTGTGTTGCGCCATATCAGTCGGCATCCAGCAGCGCTGCCTTCTGCGCTGGCGTCAGCTTGTCAAAGGCGGCCTCGTAGGCTGGCCCCTTGAGGCGTGCAATCTGCTCGATCACTCCGCCCGTGTTCGGCGTGGACGCACTGGGCAGGCTGCGCAGCGTCACGGGCACATCGCCTGCAGGCTTGCGCTCTGGGGCGGGTGCCTTGGGTGGAGTCTGCACACCACGCATAGCCTTGACCATCTTGTGCGCATCCTCAATCAGGTCGGCAAAGTCCTTGCCAGCATTGGCAGGCTGTGCGGCCAGCACCTGCAGGCTGGTGTCGAACTGCTGCTGCGCCGTGGCATCCGCGGCATAGTCCACCTCGCTCTTGGTGTTTGCAATCAACCGCTGAATGGCGCGGGCTTGATAGGCCTGCTGCGACTGGGCATTGGCTTCCTGCAGCGTCTCGGCGCGAATGCGGGCAGCGGCCAGGTCTTCCAGGGCCTCGGCCACTCGCGCGTCTTCGGCCGCAAAAGTTTCTGCGTCGATTTCACCGTCCATCAGCTGCTTCATGGCGTCGGCCTTGGCCTTCATCAGCTCTGCACGCTGGGCCTTGTAGTCCTGGGGCACCTCGGCTTTGTATGTAGGCAGCTCGGCTGCTTCGGTGCTGGCTGCTGCGGGGGCAGGATCAGCTTCAGCCTGCTCTTCCTCGGCAGCCGGCGCATCGGCTGCGGCCTGATCTGCTTCGGGTTCTGCTGCAGCCTCGGGGGCTGGCTCGGGGGCTGGCTCGTCTGCGTCAGCCTCCACGGTCAGCGGTTCATCATCGCCAAAAGGGTCTTGCCCAGCGGCCTGCGCGGCGGCAATAGCTTCCAGTGCTTTGAGGTCTTCGGGTGTGCTCATGATTCTCACTCCTGCGAGGTTGGTGGTTGGTTATTTGTTGGCCAGCTGGCTGCGCAGCTCGTAGCCCATCAGGGGCCAGATGCGGCTCACAGCGTTCTGGCGGGCAATCTTGCGGCCCACATCGGCGTCGAAGTTCTCAGGGCTGGCGCAGGCGCTCTCGCCGGTCACGGTGAAGCCGTTGCGCAGGACCAGCACGCAGAAGGTGAGAAGGCCCAAAGGCGCAAGATCGGCATTGCCCTCCACGGGACGCTCCCTGCCCACGTACGTCTCGTTTGTCAGCGCACCCAGCCTGCCGTCTCGGGCCGTGAAATAGTGCTCGCTGGCGATGTTCGCCTCAATGTCCGCAGGCGTCACGCGCGGCGCTGTCAGGCCCTTGGCCTGGATCTCTTGCTCGATGGATTCGTCGGTAGTGCTCATGTAAACCTCGGTGTTCATGGGTGGGGTTGGTGAAATTACGCAGGTCATTGGCAGGCTTCACAAGTGCCGTCGCCCGACAGGTCACAGGCCTGGCCCAGCGGGAAGTCGTCGGCCTGAGCCACCAGGTCCAGTTCGCCCAGTCGATGCAGCTGGGTCTGGCCATCCCATGCGCACAGGGCCTGCTGGCCAGCCAAGCTGGTGACGGTCATGTCTGGGCCTCCGCTCTTGTGGCGCACGGTGTCGCCTGCGGAAATTGGGGTCGCTGTCATTGCTGTGGTGGTAGTGGTTGTTCAATCAGGCTTTGCTCTACGCCGTCCGCCATCGGTGTCTGGCTGCCCACCATGCCGCCGTCCATCTGCTGCATGTCAGGGATGGGCTCTTGCATGGGGTCTGGTTGCGCTGCGGGCGGCTGCATCGCAGGCATGGCGGCCGGATCAATCACACCCTGGCCATTCATGTCCTTGAACCCCACCGACTTGAGCAGTTCGTCGGCCACGGGGGTAATGCCGGGTGCCGTCATCAGCACCTGAGCAGCCTGAGCCGACAGGTACAGCCCCTCCAGGCGCTTGGCCATGGCATCGGCCTCCAGCTTCTCACCCTTGGCCTGGGCTTCGCGGATCTGCGCTTGGAGCTGCGCCATCTGGGCTTCAAACTGGGCCTGCGCCATCTGCTGCTTCTGCTGCATCTCGGCTTGCTGCTCGGGCGTCATCTTCCCGGATTCATCGGCCTGGCCATTCACCGAACGGATGCGCTTCAAGATCGCCTGCTTGCGCGGCAGGTTCGGGTGCATCTCGAAAATCACGTCCAACAGGTTCACCACGATCTGCGGCGCTGCGCTGGCCAACTGGGTCATCACCTGCATCAGCTGCTCAAAAGCCGCTTCGGCAAAACTCTGCTTCCATGCCTGCTCGCCCACCGTGAAATGCGCCTGGCGCTGGGTGATGTCGTTCAAGTAGGTGCCGTCTGGCTGCGGCTGATTGATCCGCGTGTACTCATTGCGCCCGTTGTCGCCGCTGGTGCGCACCGTCATGGGCTGGGTAATGAACTGCTCGGCCAGGCTCAGCGCCATCTCGCCCTCCATCTGTCGGGCAAACAGCAGGTTGTCGAAAAGCTCCATGGTGATGAGGCTGCCCTGCTCCTGCTTGGCCAGCACGGCCTTGCCGCTGGTGGCATTGGTGTCCAGGCCCCGGTTTTCCCCGGTCACGCCAGACATTTGGCGGATGGCATTCAGGTCGTATTGCGCCAGGTTCAGTTGGAACTGCGCCGACTGGTTGTTGTCCCGGTCACGCACCTTGCCACCGGCCAGGGCACCGCGGGCAAACACCGCCGTGCCGTGCGGGTCATCCAACTCACGCCGGATCTCGTCAATATCCATCACCTCGGGGTTGAATGAATCTTCCTCCATCAGCAGCTGATTGGCGCTGGCCTCATACAGGCTACGGCTCATGCGATGGTTCAGCGCTTCCTGTGGCCCCATCAGCTGGCAGATTGGGCTATACGGCAGGCCTGTGCGCTTGTTGCGGTAGGCCCAGTACGGGATGAACGGGAACCGGTCGTGCTTGAATGGGCTCCAGGACTCAATCAGCGTGTCCTTCTCCGTCATGATGGAGCACATGATCCGCCACGTCATCGGGTCGGCAATGCCAAACGGTCCGGGCTCCTTGTTGTGGAAAGGCTCACGGCTCCAGCACTCCAGCAGCAGCACACGCTCGCGGGTGTTGAACATGTCCACGGGCTTGGCGGTCAGGTAGTCCAGCTTGTCGTCCTGGCTGCTGAAAGCGTCCAGCCCGGCAATCAGCCCGGTGCCCAGCCAGTTGCGCAGAATCTCGGCATCGTCGCCGTTCTGCGCGCAGGCCTCCAGCTTGTCCTTTTTGTCCGGGAACAGCGCGATAGCTACATCCAGGTCCACCACCTTGATGCGGAACAGGTAACGGGCGTCTGACAGATCCCGCTTGGTGGCCATCGAGTCCCACAGGATGTTGCGCCACGATTCCGCCCCGATGTAGATGGGCGCACCGTTCTTGTCACCGCGCAAACCCACTTCGATCCAGCCAATGCCAGCCTTGAAAGCGTCCTCGGCCGCGTAGCTGCGCTCAAAGCTGGCCCGGTTCGTCTCGTCCAGGTACTTGAGCAGCTTGGTTTTGAGTGATGCGTCGTTGTCAGCTTCCTCGCCTTCGTCGTCCGCCACCACCAAAAAGTCCACCCGCGTCTTGCGCTCGGTGCCGATCAGCCAGTCGATGGTGGGCTTCACCTCGTTGTACACAACCACAGGCTGGCCACGGTCACGCAGCTCCTGGGCGTCCTCAAACTCGTACTGGTTGCCGTCATAGAACGCTTCCGACTTGGCCATCATGGCCCGGTTGGCCGACTGGCGCGAAGCCTCAGCCAAGAACCAGGCTCGGCGCTTATCGTGTCGCTCCTGCACTGCGGCAGGGCTGGTGTCGAGATTGGATTTCATACTTCGGCCTCATGCAACACCTTGCCGGTGTCCTTGTTGGTGGCTGTCACCTCCCACATCGGGGGCGTGTCCAGGGCTTGTTTGATGTGCTTGGGCGTGGCTGGCATCAGCACCAGCTCGGGCGCGAACGTCACCACCACGTCCACCAGTTCATGCAGCGCGGCCTTGTCGTTCACGTCCTTGCCCAGCAGCGGCATAGCCTCGCGCGCCTCGCGGAAACAGTGCGCCGATGGCCCGCCCGTGCACTTGTCGTCCTGGTTGAAGCCCACGAACTCAGTGATGCAGTTGCGGGTGATCGTCCAGATACCTTGGCCTTCGCCGGTCACAAAAACATTGCTGGCAGGCCAGATGCACATCGCGGCACGGGTGTGCTTGCCCAGGCGAATCCACTCCAGGCTCACGACATAGCCATGCTTCACGGCGGTCTTGTAGGCCTGGTTGCCACCCACGGAAAACATAGGCTCTCCGCTCGGGCTCAGGACAGGGGAAATGTTCACGGCTTATCTCCAGCTGCGTTTTCGGTTTTTGAATGCGGTCACGGAGTCGCTCACCGTGCTGGTCATCAGATCCACGGCTTGGCCCAGGTAGCGGAAAGCGTCGGCACCATGGCTGTACTCGTCGTGCAGCGGGGCGCCCGGCTCGTTCGTCTTTTGGTTGATGTCGCGCCGGTAGCGTTTCAGGCACTCCACCAGGCGCAGCGTCTTCTCTTGGTCGAAGTAGCATTTGGGGAACAACAGGCGCGCAGCCTTAATGCCTTCCTCAATGCTGGTCTGCGGCAGCACATGCACCGTGCGGCCCATGTCTTTGAGCAGCTCCTCGGTGCTTTTGCCGGTCTGAAAGTTGCGCGTGCGCCCGTCGTGGGGCAGAAAGTCCGTGCCCCAGCGGTACGGGTGCCTCTCCAGCTGGCCCACATACCAATCCAGCGTGCGGTTGCTGTCCTCGATGTAGCCGATCACCCGCACCTCGCGCGGCCCGCGCTGCGCCAGGATGATCGTCATGGCGTCGTTCCAGCCCAAGTCCCAGATGCTGTGCACAGGCAGCTCTGGGTCGTATGGAACCAGCGTCACGCGCTTGTCCGTGTAAAGCTGGTCAATCTCATGGCGGTAAATGGCGCCCTCGGCCACGCGGCGGGGCTTACCTTCCCAGATGTGGTCATAGCTCACTGGGTCCAGCGCCTGCGCCTTCACCCGCTCCTGCTCCAGCACCGCAGGGAACCACGGGTTGTCGCGCCAGTTAATCTCGCACGTCCAGGTGTCCGGGCTCGGCGCTGCAATGAAGCGCTGCCACGTCTCGTCCGTGTCCATGTCTGGGTTCAGCGTCAGCCAAATTTCCGACTCAGGTTTGCGGATGGTCGGAATCAGGGTGTCCCAGCTCTTTTTGCTCACGCCATGGGCTTCTTCCACCCACACAATGTCACAGCCTTCAAAGGACTTGATGGAGTCCACCGTGTGCGCCTGCAGGCCAGTGAACAAGAACAGTGAACCGTTGGCACCGCGGATTTCGTTGTCCAGGATCTCAAACTCGTCGGTCAAGTTCAGCGCCACCACCTGGTCTTTGAGCAGCCGGTGCACCGAATCGCGCATGGACTTCTGGACCTCACGGGCGCACAAGATGCGCAGCGGTCGGTCTGCAGCCATCAGCAGCAGCGCACGGGCCACGGCCCATGACTTGCCGCCACCACGGCCGCCGTGCATCACCTTGTAGCGCTTGGGCTGGAAAAGAGGGCGCAACTTCGCCGGGAACTCGGCGCGGATGTCGATGAACGCCTCGGCAGTCACTTTGCAACCACGTCCACGAAGTCGAGAATCACACGCTTGCGCTGCGCGCCCGACTGACTCTTGTCGTCATCGCCCTCAATGCCATAGGCTTCACGTTCTAGGCCGATAAGCACTCGCATGGAGTCGCCCAGGTCTTTCATCGTCTTGACGCGGCTAGGAAGGCTGATGACTTTTTGGTAAATCTCAGCCAACTTGTCTTGCCCCTTATCGTCAGGGCTGCGCATCAACTCACCCAAGTCAGCCAACATGGCGGCAGCATCAGGCCCAGTCTGCAACTCCAATTCCGTAAGCAGATTGGCGGCAACACTTCTAGCGCGCGCAATGTCCTTGCGATGGCTAATGCGAACCGAAGCGATTTGCGTGGCGTTGTCTTCAATAACCTGACGCTCTGGAACTGCGGGCTGGGGCGTAACCTTCCCCGTAACCATGGCCTGCGTAACCATGGCATCCGCCTTGGCGCGGATCTTTGCGGCTAGATCCCGGTCAATCCCAGCCTTCTTGAAGTGATTGACGATGGCTGCATGCGAAACCGGGTCGCCTGTTTCCTCGGTGTACTGGGCGGCAAGTTGGCGTGGGCTGAGTATTCCGGCGCGCCAACCAGGCTCAATGCGGGCGTAGTCAACCTTTTTAGTGGCTGCCATATTCCACCTCTTCCAGCCTGGCGACAATCTCCAAGCGCGCCACTGCACCATTCTCCAAACCTGTGGCCCACGCTAGATCCTCATCGGGGATGGACTCCAGGATGGCTGGGCAGCTCGCAATAATGGAAAGCAGATAACGCCTGCACTCCTTGTCCACTTGTTTTAAATAGGCCTCAACCCGCGCCAAGTCATCTAGGGCCTTTTGCAGCGGGTCGATTGGCTCAAACATCCGCTCGAAGACTTGCACAGATGGGATGGCCAGATTGCACAGGACATCGTGGTGCCCGCGAATCAGGTACGCCTCGTACCCTTTGGCAAAGACGTCATCAGAGCATTGCAAGAAAAGCGTGTAGCGCAGTCGGGGGCCGATGTGGCGGATGTATTGCGACTTTTCCGACAGATCACCTTGCATGGCGATCTTTGCGTGGTCGGTGGCTCTGCGCCCAATACCCTTACCGACATAAAAGACAGTTCCGTTATCCAGGCAAAGCCCGTATACGTAGTGCTCCCATTGGCTTGCATCGACTGCGGAAACAAATTCCTGCTCGGTCAGCAAATACTTCGCAGCCAAGAACTCGCCTTGATCCCAAGTGCGCTTTGGTGGTGTGTCGAGATGCTGTACCGGTGCCGCACTCCAGCGCGACTGTGATGCCATGAGAAACCCCGTTGAATTGACTATCTGCCAATTGCAACGGGGTTTTCTTCGGAGTCAACGCTTATGACTTCGCAAGCATGCCTACCTCCAAGGCGCGACTGGTAACACTTTGCGCCAGTAAATCCGCTCATTCTTGGCCGCCTTCATTTGAGCGATTTCTGCGGCCTGCTCTGCGGTGTAGTGGGGCCAAGCTGGCTGGGACCATTGCACGCCATCCCACCACCTCCATGCGTTGTGGATATTGGGGCGATATGCTGCGTTGTACCAGCCTGGGCAAGGCGGTGGGTTTCCATTCCAAAGGCTCATTTCACACCTCCACCCAGTATTTCGGCTGTTGCAAGCTCCCACAGCTCTTGACCTTGCCCAGCTGGCACAGCCGCTCGATGTGCCTGCGCGCTTTTGTCTTGCTGCTGCGGCACGCGGCCACGGTGTCGGGGTGGCGCTCGATGTCCCGGGCGGGTGCCGGGCCAATGGCGATGATGACCTGGCGGATGGTTTCGATGGCTCCCTGCAGGCGTGGTGTAGTCAAGACAGTCGCTCCTTGAGGTTGACGAGGTACTCGGGGTTGCAGCGCCCCTGGCGCGTCATCTCCAGTCTTTTCACCTGGGTGCAGTCGGCGCACATCGGGAAGTCAAAATTGAAAGTGGCAGATCCGTCCTGGGCGATGCGGATCACAGTGGGCTCATTGCGCTGGTTCTGTGCTGCTGCTGCACTTTGCAGGTACTGCATCCAGCCGCTGCGGTTGAAAAAGCACGGCGGTGGCGGTGGCGCCAGGTCATCCACGGCGTCTTTGAGGTTGATGCGGCACTTTGTGGTCACTGGTAAGCCCTTTTCACGGTTTCGTTGATTGCCTGAATCTCATTGATGCGGCGCAGCTTCCAGCGCAGCCGGGTGCCATGCCAGCCATCAGGGCCACGGTGACAAGCGGGGCACAACGGCATGGATGCAAACCACAACCCCTGCTCGGGTTCGTGCACCTCACTGGGGCCTGGTTCGTCGCACACTACGCACGGCAGGGCTGCCAATCGCTCGATGTGCCGGCGCTCTGCAGCGGTGGGAGTTGGTTTGTTTTTGCTACGCATAGATCTCCCCCGTATCCGGGTCCATCTGCATGCCCTCCCACTGCTGGAACGTGGCCGGGAATGTCACCCCCAACTCTGTCGCGGCGAAGGCACTCACCCGGTCAATCAACTGGCTGTAGCCCTTTACGCCCAGGTCTTCGGTGCTCACACGCACGCGGCGGCGGATCTTCTTGCCCGTGATGGGGTTCTTGGTGGTGACGGTCTTGTGCCCCAGGTACTCGGCCCTGAAATACTCTTTCCACACAGCGATCGCGTGCTGCTCACCATTGGGCTTCGCCTGCTGCGCAATGGTTTTGAGCACCACCCCGTGGTAGTACCGGCGCTGGCGGTCCGTCTTGGCATCCTCATGCAAGCGCACCTCTACGTGCAGCCGGTGGCCAGCGGCCCACATGGATTTGCACCAGGGCGCGAGCACGTTCTTGAAGTGCTGGCCAGCCTGTACCGGCTCATTCCATGTGGCTTGCAAGGCGAGTTGGGCGCTCATTTCGTCACCCTCACGTCAATACCGTGCAGGGCTTTTGCCATGTGGCGCTTAGCAAGACTCAAGGGCGTTTCCATACCCTTCGTGTCCTCCCAGACAGTGACGCCCTGCTCTTGGTAGCAGAAGTCCACCACCAAGCGGATTGCAGGCCGGGCGCGCGCTGCGCCCCAGAGCTTCACGCCTGGCACCAGCTCGATAGGCACTTGGCGGCGCAGGTTGGAAATCCTGCCCGCGCGCTCCAAAAGCTGCAGCTCACCGTAGCGGCGCGCTTCGGCCTTACTGTCAAACGTCAGCCCGGCAAACTGGGTCTTCTTGTTTCCGTACTTGCGGTGGACGCGCTCAGACATGGCTCACCCAATCCAGATAGGCATCCTTCGGGGTGTAGCCCACGCCGATGCGCTTGTTTGGGATTCCGCGGATACCGCAGTGCCAGATTCCCAGGACTTTGCGGAAGTGGGGTTTCATGCGCCCTCCTTCGTGCCTCGGGCGCGGATTGCCGCTTCGAGCTCTACGCTTCCACCGTGAAATGCCACAAGGTCTATGCACTCCAATGCAAAGCGCTCCCGCTCCTTGGCTGCTACCAGGGCGGCGAAGCTGGCAAGCTCTTCGTCAATCTCGCCATAGACGTTCGTGGCTTTGATGGCGTGCTCAGTTACCTCGAAGCCAGCCTCTTTCGCCATGGCGATGATTTCGTTTTGGTTCACGCTGTCACCCCCCACTCTTTGGCCGTGCGGGTGAGGATTGCTTGGCGAGCCATGTAACCCTGCCCTGCACGATTTCCGGCGCGGCCTGCGTGTGCTTTTTGCAGGTGTGCTGTGGAGGCATGAAAGTCCAGCGCGTGCCCAGGTTGCACAGGGCCATGCGATGGCGGGACATTTGCCCGGATGCTTTGGGGTTCCAGTGGGTGCAAGTGCTGCATGTCATGCCACCTTCCGTTCCTGGCGTTCGCGCAGCGTGGCGCGCACCCGGTCGGCTGCGTCATGGCAAGCCTCTGATGTGCCGAACACGATGGGCACGTAATCCATGCGACGGTCTTGCACGAGCGCTGTCGCGTTGGTCTGCAGCATTTCCTGAACTGTCTCGATGTGCATGGCGCACTGGCTCTGACTCCAGAGCAATACATGTGTTTGATCTGTCATGGTCATTCCTTAGAAGTTGGCGCCACGGCCAGTGGCTTCTGGTTTCTTGTGGACTGGTGTTGGCCCCATCCAGTCGCCCATCTGCTGGTACTTGCCGACGAACTCCAGCGGGATCACTCCCTGCGGGCCGTTGCGGTGGGCGACGATCTCCATTTCGGAGTAGCCCTGGAACTCGGGCAGGCGCTTGCTCAGCGGGTGCGCCCAATCGGTGAACAGCACGGCGATCTGATCGGCTGCGGCTTCGATGGCGCCAGAGTCCCGAAGGTGGGTCATCGTTGGACGTCCGTAGTGCTCGTCAGCCTTGCGGCTCATCTGGCTGAGCAAGACCACAGCGATATCCAGATCCATGGCCATGGACTTGATCCCGTTCACGATCACGTCCAGCTCTCGATTCCGGTTCTCTTCACCTGCTCCGTTCATGAGCTGCAGAAAATCGATGAACAGCACATCAAGGCCATGGGCCCGGCGCACCTGAAGGGTTTTGCGCCGAATGTCCATCAGGGTCAGCGCACACTGGTCATCGTGAGTCAAGTGCAGCTCGCCCAACTTGCGCGCAGCTTCTGTGACGGCCGTCCACATTTCGGTGTCGGACGCCTTCGCGGCCAGAATGCGGGCCAGATCAAACGGGCCACTTGCAGCCGTATGGCGGTGCATGAGCTGGTTGATTGGCATTTCCTGGCTCAGAAACAGCACGTTGTATCGGCGTGCGATGTTGCGGGCCATGGTCAGAGATAGCGCCGTCTTGCCATGCTTCGGCCTGGCTCCCAAAACGAAAACCTCACCCTTGCGCAGACCGCCATTCAGGATGGAGTCAAGTCCACCAATACCGGTTGGAATGGCTGGGTTTTTGCCTTCGCTCATGTCCTGCAGCAGCTGCAGGTAGTCGGACAACGATTCGTGGATGTGCTTTGGGTCGCGCTTGGCCTTCACTGTCGCCAGCTTGGCAAGCATCATTTGGGCCTTGTCGATCTGCTCGGCCGCCTTGCTTCCCGGCATCAGCGCCAAATCGGAAATCTCCGACCCTGCCTCCATCAACTGGCGCAGCCGGTAGGCATCCATCACAACGCTGGCGTGACGGCGAATGCTGGCGGCGCTGGGCACGTACTGCGCAATCTCGTTCAGCTCGATCAAGTCCACAGGACGACCGGTGTTCTTCAGCTCCGTGTACACCGACACAGCGTCAAACGGCTGACCCACCACAGCAAGGGACTGGATGGCGCGAAAAATAGCGGCGTGAGTCTCGTTGTGGAACGCCTCTGCAACCAGATCAGGAACGCGGTTGATCGCCTCGGGATCGAGCATCAAGCCGCTCAGAATGCCCGCCTCAGACTCGGGGCTAGAGGGGAATTGGCGGTCTTCACGCATTTGCGGCCTCCCGTTGTTCGTGGTGGTACTTGCCAGACAGAACCTTCTCGAAGTTCGCCGCCGTCACCAGCCAGCCCAGGTCGCAGGACTGGAATTTGCCGTTGCGTCCAGACAGGAAATCGCTGTCCGCCACGTACTCGAAGTACCGGGAAAACCACGCCCGGCCATCCTCGGCAGTGGTCGCCAGCCGCTCGCCTTTGCGCTCGCCGCGCTCATGCTTGGCGGTCATCACCCATCGCCACCGCGCCCGCAGCGCTTTCCCGTTGGCACCTTTGGCAAAAAGCGAACGTCGAACGGTTGGCAGAACGGGCAATGCAGCCTCGTAGCTGTCGATCAAGCTGTCGAACGGGCAAGGCGGAACGCCGTCTTCAGGCTCGTCTGGTTCCGTCTGCTGCGAAGAAGCGGACAAAGAAGCGTTAGCTTCTTCTTTATCCTGTTCCTGTTCCTGTTCCTGATTCGCCATAGGCTTTGGCGAAGGCTTTGGCGAAGGCTTTGGCGAAGGCTTTGCAGAGTCCTTTTTCTCGCTTGAAATTACCTCGTCAAAGGCTTCCACGTAAGAGTGGCCAATGTCTTCCAGGGCTTTGCGCATGCCTGCAATTGCCTCACGCTTGAGGTCACATTCGGGCAGCAAATCAAGCTCAACGCGCCAGCCGCGAACCACGTTGGGCGACTCTGGTTTGTTGTGCTGAATAGCCTTTGGCAACCATACCAACTTGGCTTTGAAATCGGCTTTCACCATGCCTTGCTCAAAGACTTCCTGAAAGGCTTCGTCAAAGGCTTCCAACTCCCAATTCAGTTCCTCCGCCATCGCTGCACGGCCAGCGCGGAATAATCCTGGAATGGCGGTGGTATGTGGGCCTGTCAAAAGGAAGAACCACAATCCTTGCCCGGACGGAGGAATAGCCGACAAGGCGCGGAATTTCTCATCCGACCATGTGCGCACTTCGATTTTTCGGTATCTGCTCATGCTCACCATTTCATGCACCCACAAAAATCACGCACGGCAGGCAGTGGGTGAGGCTGCTTTTCGGTAGCGAACCTAGCCGGGTGAAACTCATACGCCCAAGCGCTCCGCAATCGCCCGCATGGCCTCGGCGTACTGCTCAGACGTTGCGTTGGGATGCGCGGCAATCCAGGCGCGCTTGGCGGCTTCGTAGGCTTGCCAGTTCATCAGCGCACCCCGCCCACAAGTCGCGCCAGCTTGGCCTCGTTGGCCAGCCTCTGCTCGCGGTTCTCGATGGTGATTCCGCTCGTGCGGCGCTCCAGGCTCACCGTCTGGCGGCCATTGCTGTCCAGCAGCAGGTGCACATTGCCGACCTTGGGGGCTTTGCTGTGGTTGGTCTTGCGCGGTGCCTTGGAGGGCGCGGTGTCTTGCCCGCGTGGGCGGGCCATCTGGAAAGCATTCATGGGGTCACTCCCGTGTCATCCGACAGCAGCGGATTGCCCTGCAGGCAGCGGGCGACGACCATTGCTTCATGGCCTACTTTCACTACCTCAGCTTTGAGCACAGCTTCGATGTAGGCGTGGCGCTCCATGCCCTTTGCCATGGCGATGGCGTCCAGTGCCTGGAGCAGGTGGGTGGGGGCGAGCTGGCGCAGCTCGGACTTGTCGGCGGCCATGGGTTACGCGGCCTCTTTGGGTTCTGCCGCGTCGCCACTCTCTTGGGCGGTTGCTGCCTCCACATCGACGCCGGAAAGCGCGCCGGGATGCGCCACCTTGAGGTACATCATTCGGGCTTTGGGAATGCCTGCTTTCTTCCAAGCACTCACAGATGGCATACGCACATCGAAGATACGAGCCACTTCAGCTGTTTCACCGAGCGCTTCAATGATCTTGGTTGCATGTTGGTTCATGCGCCAATATTAGCCTGGGCTAGCATCAAAAGCAAGCCCAAGCTAACAAATGAATTGGTAGGCTAGGCTAATGGACTCAAAGCCCTTAAATCTGCAGGAACGCTTGGCCTCTGTTTTCCCAGACCCGCTGCCTCGCGGGTTGATGGCAGAGATTGCCGAAGTCTGCTCAGTGAGTAGGCCAACCGTTTCCAACTGGTTCAAAAACCAAGAGAAAGTCGCCACCATCAGCAGAAAGCACGCCGAGATGTTGGATCGGCACTTCCACCTTGGTGTGTCTATCCCATGGCTGGCGGAAGGCGAAGGCAGCCGCGTGGATTCGACTCATCCAACGGCTGGGCTGCTGCCACCAGTCGGCCTAAAACAGCAGCACTTGCCATCAGCCGCGCCGCATGATGCGCCGGCGAGTGATGGGGGCACTGATCCAGATCTAGTGATAACCCAGTATGAGGACACCGGCGGAGCAATGGGCCACGGGTTCAATCTGACAGACCACCCTCCGGGCCACATCAAGAGCTGGAGAGTCACCCACGAGTGGCTGCGCCTCAATGTCCCGAACCACACAGGTGTAAAGAACCTGGCAATCGTTACTGGCTTCGGCCCATCAATGAAGCCGATGTTCAACCCCGGAGATCCATTGCTCGTGGATGTGGGGGTGAAGGTCATCGACCACGAGGGCGTTTACTTTTTCAGGGTGGGTGATGAAGGGTTCATCAAGCTGATCCAGCGCGTGCCCGAGTTTGATGGGCCCGGCGTCCGCCTGCGCGTGATCTCAAAAAATCCAGACTACCCACCGTATGACATTTCGCCGAAAAATCCGCATTTCGAGGTTTTAGGCAAGGTGCTGACCGTGTGGCGGAGCGAACAGTTTTAAGCCAGAAAGGCGGCCTGGCACATCGCCGCCAAACTAGAGAGAACCCATGAAATTCATCATTGCCATCATCATCACCACGGCCAGCTTGGCAGCCTTTGCGCACTCAGGAGGCACAGACGCCGCCGGCTGCCACACAAACAGGACTACCGGCGTTTACCACTGCCACTAACGTGCAGCACATCAGGATCGTGGGCACCATGGTGGAGCACCGCAAGTATCGGCGGACACGGTAGCGATACGGCCGCTCAGTCCAATCACATCTTTGCACCAAAGAGCGCATCATGACACCGCAAGAGCACGAACTGCTGAAACTCAAAATTCAATCCATTGCGCAAGACGCTTTGATCAAATGGCTGGCTGATCTTTGGCGTGGGCGACTGGCGGTGACCAGCGAGCCTGAGCGTTCAATGACTCTAGCGGCGATGGAAGCAAAGCTACGATCAGGTGCATTGGAATATTCAACACTGACAATGCCTTGGCTTGATGCGGCATCTTCGGACATGCAGGCTTCATTGTTTCAAGAGGCATATGAGGAAATCTCCAAAAAGATCTTGGGCATAGTGGAAGCTGGCTTGACCCCCGAGGAAGAAGCGAGATTGCGCGCAGCTTTGCCTGGGGGCACTGACAGACAGACGTAGCCGGAAGCCCCGCACCGCTCCAAACCGCCCACCGAGGCGGTTTTTCTTTGCCCAGGCCCGCCCCGAGCGGGCTTTTTTGCGCCTGCGGGATGCTGGCGTGGAGAAATTTTAGCCAAATAAATTAGCTCAGGCTATTGACATTAACTTAGCTCAGGCTAACAATTCACCCATCGCAGCAGTGATTGCGGCGACGGGTGCCAGTGATCGAGCTACGCACCGCAGGTTCTTTCACAAGTCAGCCGCCGATGTTGCTGGCCCCACCTGCGGGGCCTTTGTCCGGCGAAATAGCTCCAACGGGCATGGGCCGTTGTTCTGCGCCGCCGATACCGAGGCGGTTCCCAGTCCGCCAAAGCGCGGTAAACGGGTAGGGAACCCCGCAAGGGGCTGACACCACGGGACGGTGCTGCATGTGGATGCAGCGACACGGCTACCAGATGCCGGGATGCCCTCGCAAGAGGGCCATCACATCAGTGTCACGAGCTGGCATTGATGTGATTGCGGACTTTGTGGGCCACAGGTTGGCTTGTGTTGCCGCATCAAGAGCTGGCCAGGGCAATCCTGGCATCGGGCGCAGCAGGTGGAAGCCCTGCACCAGTTTCGGGGCGGCAACGCCGCGCGGATTGCACCCGCGACACCTTGTCAAAGACCTCGGTGTTCGTTGGCAGAGCCGACTACGGGAACCGCCGCGCGCCGGGCTGAGAAAGCCTCGCCGCCCCACCCTCTCCCTCCCCTCCTGCCATGCGCAGGGGTTTGCCCACCTCGCGTGGGCTTTTTCTTCCCCACCAGCCCACCACCGCGTGGGCTTTTTTATTTCCACTCATGGGAACCAACATGGCTCAGCAGAAAAAGTACGAATTTGTCCCTGGCGATGAAAAAGTGGTTGCGCCAGGACGCACGGTGAAGCGCATCCGGGCGCTGGTAGCAATAGCCGCATTGGGCGTTGCTCCCGGAGAACTAGGCGGGTACATCGAGTCGGAGGGCAATCTACAACAGGTGTCCGGCAATGCGTGGGTGTCCGGCAATGCGCAGGTGTCCGGCAATGCGCGGGTGTCCGGCAATGCGCTGGTGTCCGGCAATGCGCGGGTGTACGGCGATGCGCTGGTGTCCGGCAATGCGCGGGTGTCCGGCAATGCGCTGGTGTCCGGCAATGCGCGGGTGTACGGCGATGCGCTGGTGTCCGGCAATGCGCTGGTGTCCGGCAATGCGCGGGTGTCCGGCGATGCGCTGGTGTCCGGCAATGCGCGGGTGTCCGGCAATGCGCGGGTGTCCGGCAATGCGCTGGTGTCCGGCAATGCGCTGGTTGAAAGCCAAACCGACTGGCTACTGGTTGGCCCCGCAAAAAGCAGCGGCCGCTTCACTACAGCGTATCGGGACACAAAGATTGGGGTGCGTGTTTCGTGCGGCTGCTTTACCGGCACGGCACAAGAGTTCTCTGCACAGATTGAGGCGACACATGCAGGCAACCAACAGCATTTTCAGCAATACCGATTGTTCTGCCAGTTGATCGCTTTCAGCTTTGACATACAGCCCGCCTGAGCGGGCTTTTCCTTGTGTAAACCGCTATCACATTGATAGCTACTAGTAGCCCACCCACACACAGCCCTGCAATGCGGGGCTTTTTTCATGGAGCACCAACATGAGCTTTGAGCTACTGATGCGCGATTGCGCAGCCGAAGAAGACCGCCGCTCAAAGCGCGACGAGCTGATGCAGCGCGAAGAAGCCAGACTCGCAGCTATCGCCTTATTTGAAGCGCGCCTGGGCAATTACGCCCGCCTGCTAGACGGCCTGAGCTACCGAGACAACGACGAGCAAGTGATTGCAGCCCTGATGGACGGATGCGAGGCTGGCGTGCCTTCGTGCATTGCGGTGGTGAAGGCACTGGCAGACAAACATGGATACCACAGAGCGGAGGTTGACGAATGAGCAACTCAAAACACACGCCGGGGCCGTGGACGTTGCTGCCAGAAGAGGCCGACAAGGACTATCTGCGCATTCGTGGAACGCGGCTCGGCGGGCGCTACAAGGTCGCCAACGTTAACCACATCAGGTACGAAGGCGTGCACGCGGTTGTGCGCGAACGCGATGACGCGGAGTCCATGGCAAACGCTCGATTGATCGCTGCAGCCCCTGAGCTGCTGGAGGCTCTGAAAGGCTTGGACGAAGCGTATTGCAGAGCTGGCACACCACTGACCAGAGCAGAGCGCCACGAAGACCGCAAGCGGTTAATTGCTGCCCGTGCCGCCATCGCCAAAGCAACAGGAGACACCCTATGACACGCGCCCCCTCATACCTAGACGACAACACAAGCACCTTCGCCCGCACCTGCCCCGGCTTTGGCAAAACCGCTGCTCAGATGGCCGTGGCAATCGAGGTCTACAAGACACCAATGCACAAGCGCGCACTGTGGGCCTTCTGCCGCCACGGCTGGCTGATCGTTCCCGCAGTGCTTGCCGTGCTGGTTTTCAGCGGCTGCACAAGCGATGTGGACACGTATGCAGCGATGCAGGCTGATCTTGCTGATGCGGTTGCGACTGCAGCGAAGGAGGCGGGGAAATGAAGCGGCTAAAAGATTTCGCCGCCCTGTACCGCATCTATCGCCAATGCCACAAGCCCATCGCAGCCGCTCGGTATGCGTGGGTTGTATCGGGCGGGTGACATGAACTGCCCAAGCGGAAAAGTAGTGCACACGCTGGCGACGGCCAAAGCCGCCAGCAAACGTGCCAGGCAGCGCACTGAAAAGCCACTCGCACCCTACCGCTGCGCCCATTGCGGGTTTTGGCACGTAGGGCAGAACACCGGGCTCAAACAGCCCGTCAAGACCATCCGAAACAACCACCAATTGAGGTTTTTATGATCTTTGCCACCAAAGAAAGCACAGCGAGCCCAGAGGTCGCGGCCCTGGCGGTGCTTCGTCATTGGCTGCTGGAGTTTTTGGCCTACGACCAAATCACTGGTTCGTTTACCTGGAACACATCCCCCGCAAAGCGCTTTCCCGTGGGCATGAAAGCGGGATCAGTCAATGACAAAGGCTACATCGTCATTCGCTGCTTCGGACGCCTGTATCACGCCCATCGTCTTGCATGGCTACTGACGCACGGGGCTTGGCCAGCTGGCGACATCGACCACATCAACGGCATCCGCACAGATAACAGGATTGCCAACCTGCGCGACGTGAGCCGCTCAGTGAACCAGCAGAACCTCAAGACGGCCCGTAGAGACAACCAGACTGGATTGCTTGGAGTCAAAAAAACGCGCTGCGGGACGTTCGAGGCGCGAATCAATCTCAACGGCCGCTACGTCCACCTTGGGACTTTCCCGGCAGCCGCCGAAGCCCACCAGGCTTACATCACCGCAAAGCGTAAACACCACGAAGGATGCACGATATGAGCAACGCACTTGCCACCCTCACCCGCACACTGGCCACCAAACTCGACATGGGCGACGGCGCCGACCTGATCGGCACGCTTAAGGCCACGGCCTTCAAAGGCCAGGTGAGCGACGCGCAGATGACCGCCCTGCTGGTGGTTGCCAACCAGTACGCGCTGAACCCATGGACCAAGGAAATCTACGCCTTCCCCGACAAGAACAACGGCATCGTGCCCGTTGTGGGCGTGGACGGCTGGAGTCGGATCATCAATTCACACCCGCAGTTCGATGGCATCGAGTTTGAGCAGAACGACGAAAGCTGCACCTGCATCATCTACCGCAAAGACCGCAACCGGCCGATCAAAGTGACGGAGTGGATGGCCGAGTGCAAGCGCAATGGCATGGGTCCCTGGCAATCGCACCCGCGCCGCATGCTGCGCCACAAAGCCATGATCCAGTGTGCACGCCTGGCCTTCGGATACGGCGGTATCTATGACCAGGACGAGGCAGAGCGCATCGTAGAAGCCGCACCAGTCAAGCACATGGGCACGGTAGAGGATGCAGCCCCACAACCCGCCTACACCCCCGAGCAGTTCGCCCAGCTGCTGCCCAGCTGGCGCAAAGCCATCGCCGCAGGCAAGGCCACGGCAGACGGAGTGATCGGCAAGATCAAAACCAAGGGGACGGTGACAGCCGAGCAGGAGGCCGCCATTCGCGCGCCCATCGAGCAGCCAGCACCGCAACCCATGCAGCAGCAGGCCGAAGCCGTGACCGATGTGCAGCCCAAGGGTGAACCCGAGCCGCAGTCCATCACCGAGAAGTCAGTGGGCGACAAGCTGCACGCAGCCGCCACGCTGGACGCACTGTACGAGGCGGCCGACCTGATTGGCGAAGTCACCGATGCAGAAGGACGCGCACGCCTGACCGCCTATTTTGAAGAACGCCAGTTCGCGCTGGAAAGCGCCTGAGAGGAACAGCATGTACACCCCGCTTGAAAACGCCCCCCAAGGTTCAGCCGCCTGGCTGGCCGCACGAGCCAAACACTTCTGCGCCTCGGAAGCAGCTGCAGCCCTTGGAATGTCCAAATACGCCACCCGCGACGAACTGCTGCGCCAGAAAGCCACCGGCCTGGCCGAAGAAGTCAGCCCAGCCAAGCAGCGCATCTTCGATGCCGGGCACGAAGCCGAGGCACTGGCCCGCCCAATTGCCGAGGGCATCGCTGGCACCGAGTTCTTCCCCGTAGTGGCCACGCGCGAGGTGGACGGCCTGCCACTCCTGGCCAGCTTTGACGGCATCGATGTGCTGGACGACCTGATCTGGGAAAACAAGCTGCTGAACCAGTCGCTGGTGCAGCAAGTGCAGGCGGGCGACCTGGAGCCGCACTACTGGCTGCAGCTGGAGCACCAATTACTGGTCAGCGGCGCATCGCGCGCCCTGTTCACCACCAGCGACGGCACGCCGGAGGGCACGCACCCACTGTGGTACGAATCCAAGCCCGAGCGCCGCGCCCAGCTGATCGCAGGCTGGAAGCAGTTTGCCGCCGACCTGGCCGCATGGGTTCCGCCCGAGGCCAAGCCCGCGCCCGTAGTTGGCAAGACCCCCGACAACCTGCCCGCACTGCTGATCCAAGTGACCGGAGCCGTGACGGCCAGCAACCTGCCCGAATTCAAGACCCACGCGCTGGAGGTTTTCAAGGGCATCAACCGCACCCTCACCACCGACCAGGACTTTGCCACCGCAGAGAGCACGGTGAAATGGTGCGCCGATGTGGAAAGCCGCCTGGCTGCAGCCAAGGAGCATGCCCTCAGTCAAACGGCCACCATTGACGCGCTTTTCAAGACCATTGACGACATCAGCGCCGAGGCCCGCCGCACGCGGCTGGAGCTGGACAAGCTGGTGAAGGCCCGCAAGGAAGAAATCCGCGGCGAGATCGTGGCCGGTGGCATCGCGGCGCTGCGCGAACACATCGCCCAGCTGAACGCGGCCATGCCCGCCGACTACATGCCCCAGGTGCCCGCCGACTTCGCCGGGGCCATCAAAGGGAAGCGAACGGTCGAAAGCCTGCGCAGCGCAGTGAACGACGAGCTGGCCCGAGCCAAGATCGAAGCCAGCAACATCGCCACCCGCATCCATGCCAACGTCAAGACGCTGAAGGCCAGCGGCCTGGTGGTGCCAGATGCTGCCACCCTGGTGCTGAAAGCGCCCGACGACCTGGCCGCCATCATCGCAACCCGTAAGGCGGCCGAGCAGCAGCGCCAGGAAGCAGAGCGCGAGCGCATCCGTGCCGAAGAAGCCGCACGCGCCGACCGCGAAGCACGGGCGAAGCTGGCGGCCGAACAGCGCGCCGCCCAGGCCGAGATTGCCCAGGCCGCCCAAACCGGCATGCTGGCCGCGCCCGTGGCGGCAGACCTGGGCACGCTGGTGCAGGAGAAGCACGCCGAAGCCGTGGCCGGGCTGGATGCACAGCAGGTGATTGGCACGGCGCAGCGCGCGGCAGCAGCAGGCCCGGCAGTGGTTCCGCTGCGCACCGCTGCGCCAGCAGAGCGCACCAGCACACCAACGCTCAAGCTGGGCACGATCAACGAACGCCTTGGCGGTGTGCTCACCATCAGCGCAGACGGCCTGCGCAGCCTTGGCTTTGAGATCGTGGCCCGTGAACGCGGGGCATGCCTGTACCACGAAGCCGACTTCCCCCTGATGCTGGCCGCGCTGGTGCGGCACATCGAGGGTGTGCAGGCGAAAGCGGCAGCCTGATCGGCCAGCCCTTTGACCTTGCCGCAGGGAATGCGCCACCGCTTGCGCTGCGCTGCTGTTTTGGACTACACTGCGCCTGCCCGCAAGGGTGGAGCCTGATAACTCCTTGGATAAGCGGCATAACCGCGCCCGATAGACAGCGGTTTTTTTGCGCCCGTGCGTACCAGTTTTGGTATGGCCGGGAGGGCGACGGCCATACAACACCCGCAAGGGCAAAACCGTCCGCCTGGCTTGTCCCAGGTTATCAGCCTCCCGGCCATGCCAACCGGGATCAGCGCCTGATAACGCCCCCAGTTGGTCTTTCAAGACTCGACAAGGAGCGTTTCATGCCCGCATCCCAAGGCGCACCCGCGCACGCCACATTCACCCCCGCCGCCGACCAATCCACGGTCAAACACCTGCGGCTCACGGTCATCAGCGCCACCCCACTGCACCCCCACGGCCTGCACCTGCAGGTGCGCTGCGGCGACGTGGGCTTTCCAGTCAACATCACTTCCCCAGGCGCCCCGGCCATCCGGCCCGGAGACGCACTGGTCATGGAACACCGCAAGGGCGACAACCCCTTGACCTGCCAGCCCACCGCCATCTACCCCGCCCACCAAAAGCCCGAACCCCGCAAGGAGCCCGCCGTGAACCTCGCCATTGCAACCAACGCCAAGACCATCACCATGACCAGCCTGGAGCTGGTGGACTACATCAACAGCCAGCGCGGCGAGGGCGAATCCGAACTTCGCCACGACAACTTCATGGCAAAGGTGCCAAAAGTTCTGGGCGAAGCAGCTCCTAAATTTTTAGGAACTGCTTTTTACACGAACGGAACAGGCGCGCAGGTGGAACGAACCATCTACCGCTTCCCCAAGCGCGAGGCCTGCCTGATGGCCATGTCGTACAGCTACGACCTGCAGGCCAAGGTTTTCGACCGCATGACCGCGCTGGAGCAGCAGGCCTCCCAGGGCTTCACCATCCCGCAGACCATGGGTGAGGCCCTGCGCCTGGCCGCAGACCTGGCAGAGCAGCGCGACCAGCTCGCACTGGAGAACAAAGCCCAGGCCGCAGCACTGGCAGACGCGCAGCCCAAGGTTGCAGGCTTCGACCTCATCACCGCTGGCGAGAAGTCCATCACCATCCGCGAAGCGGCAAAGCTGCTGGGCATCAAAGAAAATCGACTGACCTCCTGGCTGCATGAGCATGGATGGACATACCGGCTCAATGGCCGCTGGGTTGCCAAGCAAGAGCACATCCAAGGCGGGCGCCTCATCTACAAGGAGGCCAAGTACACCGACGAGAAAACGGGCCATGAGGTATACGCCCCCTACTGCCACATTACCCCGAAAGGGCTTTCCAAGCTGGCGCGGGTGTTTGGTAGCAGCCCGGAAGAGCTTGCCGCATAACGCTATCAAATAGATAGCTGCTAGCGCTTAACCAGTAAGCGCTAGGTGACAATTTAAACAACAACCCAAGCCCGCCACCCAGCGGGCTTTTTTATTACCCACCCCATGCCAAATGGACACGCCACCCCGCCCGAGGTCATCGAGCAAATCAAAGAACTGGCAGAGCAAGGGTTTGGCCTGAGCGCCATTGCCCGGCAGTTGAACAGGCCAAAATCAACCGTTCACGTCATCCTCAAAAGGTTGCCTGGCTACAAACCCAAGCCCAAGCCGACGACCATTTCCATGGTCAACCGCAAGAAAAAAGGACTGACGCTGAAAGCCGACTCGCCCGTGGACGCCAGCCAGGCCACCGTCACACGCATTGAACTGCCCACAGATTACGGGCGCGTGTGCAATGCAGCCCAGCGTGCCCCCTACGTGCCGCGCGAATTGAACTACCGGGGGCGGGCATGAGGGGGCCTTTTGCACCCCTGCCGTCTGCGCGCGAGTTGCGCCGCGCTGCCGCCCGCACCAAGCCACGAACCGCTCACAAGAGCCGCCGCGCCAGCAGCCTGATCGAGGGCGTGGTGTTCAAGATGCGTATTGCCAAAGACGTGGCCAGGCTGCGAACCGGGGCAGGCCTGCACGCTTTCATGGGGGCCGACGCCGCTGCGCTGTGCAACCTGACAGGGCGGCTGATCTACATCACAGCGTTCGCTGTGGGCAGGCAGTGGGGCGAAACCGACCGCCCTGATGCCCGAATCCTTCTTGGCGCTGCCAGTGCCCTTGGCGACCTGATGGAGCACCCAGGCGACCTGGAGCGCCACCGGGGCGCGATTCAGTCAGGGCTTGGCGCGATTGACCGGCTGATGCCGGAACTCAGTGAATGGGCGCTGGCCGAGGGCGCGCTACGCCTGGACCAGCTACTGCAAACGACCGATGGGCTCACCACCGAGCACGTCCGCGCAGCGATGAGGATGGAATGACCACCCGCGTGCGCAACCTGCAGCCCGGCCAGCGCTTTCGGCTCAAGCGCACCGGCGACCTGTACGATTTTTTGGGCCACAAACGAGACACCCCAGGCGGCACGCAGTACGTTGTGCGGCGCTCCGGCTTTGCCAAGCCCACAACCTTGCATCACTCCTGTCACGTTGAAATCATCAAGGACGACCCATCATGACAAACCCCACCCCACACGGGCAAGTGCCCGAGGCGTTAATTGATCTGATCGACGCCTACGCAGAGACACGTCACCGCTGCGGCGGTATCTACAACGCCAGGACAGAGGCTGCGCGCAAGGCTGTGATCGAAGCATTGAGCGGGATGCAGGCACTCAGCGCAGCGCCACCGGCGCTGCCACCCTACCCGCCGCTACCGATGCAATTCGCTTGCTCTGGCGTGTTCGCTGTCTACTCGGCGGATCAGATGCGCGCCTACGTTGACGCCGACCGCGCAGCCCGTGCCCCGGCAGACAGCGTGGCAGCGCCAGCGATAGGGGATGAATTGCGCGATACGCTTGTGGCCGTCAGCGCGGCAATTGCAGAGCAGGACGATCGGACTGCACAGAAGATGATTCGTGAAATTTTGGAAGCATCACCCACGCCCCAAGCAGAGCAAGCCACTACTACCGAAGCTGCTACTCCCAAAGCTGGAGTTACTACCGGAGCAGCTTTGGGAGGTGTGTATGCGGAACTTCCGAGGGCCGGAGCAATTGGGTATGCATCCGTAGTTGATGTAGATAGCTACGTCACACGTATGACTATTGGGCCGCGTCTTCCTGGCGTCCGAGATATTGCACTCTGGACAACCGACCAGCTGCGCGACTTCGCAGACCGCACCCATGCACTGCGCATGCAAGCCGCCCCCAAGGCAGTGCCAGGGGAGCAAAACACCGTACCTGCTGAGTGGCTAGAGCAGGCGTACCGCGAAGGCTGGGCAGCGTGCCGTGACGCAGAGACTATCGGGGAAGAAGCAGAGGATTGGGCGTTTGGAAATAGCACAGCAAACAGCCGGATGATTGACGCGCAGCAGGCAGCACCCAAGCAGGAGGTGCAGGAGCCTCATGGATGGCTGTACGAATGGACGCATAGCAGCGCAACAGGAAAGCCAGATTCGACTTACACCGCATTTACGACAGACGAGGCGCATGCGCGCAAGCACGACAACTGCCGCGCCATCTACACCGCACCCCAGCCAGCACCAGCCACCCAGCAAGCGGGGGATGTGGTCGCATATCTGGATGTTGGCGCAAGCGGTTACCTGGACTTGGGGGCCGCACTCTCGGAAGATGCTCTGCAGCAGTTGCCCAAAGGGCGGCATGCCCTGGTCATTGCTGGGACCTATGGCATTGACGGTTATGTAGCCGCACCCCAACCCTCGCCCACCACCAAGCCAGCACCCCAGCAGGAGGTGCAGGAGCCGGTGACTTGGGAGTCCACCACACCCGGTTACATCAAGTACATCACGCAGGCCCGATACGAGAAGTTCTCGCCAGCGGTTCGGCGCTGGTACAAGCCATACAAATGTTCAAACTGTTCAGCGCCCCAGCCAGCTCCTGCGCCGCTGAGTGAGCAAGACGTTTTAGGCGGCTTGATGGCAACCCCCAACTCTGTTCTGGAAAACTGCGCAGATGCCTTTGAGGCAGGTGTTCGATTTGCAGAGCACGCCCACGGAATCACGCAGAAGGGAGGCCAGCATGGCGCTGAGTGACGCAGACTTGCGAGGGATCGCAGCACGTCAAGAACCAAGAGTCCTTCTTCACCACGAAGTCGTCAAATTCGCTCGCGCAATCGAAGCCGAAGTGCGCAAGCAAGACGATGCGCTGATACAGCAACTGGTGGAGGCGCTGGAGTACCACCGCGCCCAAACGCGCCCGATTGAACTGGCGGACGAGGCAATCACCGCAGGCCGTGCGCGGCTGGGGAGGCCGCATGACTGAAAGCACCGTGTGGCGCGTGATGCACCCTGACGGCTCGCGCACCGTCGTGGGCCACTACCCGCTGGCCCTGGCCTACGCCAAAGGCGACAGGTCACGCATCGACGAAATCACGCTCGAACTGCACCCCGGCCCGCTGGCGCGTGAGCTGAAAGTGATGCGCGGCATGGCCTCCTGCGGCGGCGATGACGAATCCATCCAGCAGGCAGAAATCGACCTGCACCGCTTACAGCACATCGAATCCGCCGCGCTGCTGGCGCTGGGCATGCTGTGGATGACAGAGCGGCACGGCCCCAACGCGCAGGCGGCATTCCAGACGCTGCGCAATGCGCTGGGCGGCCAGGATGCGCTTCGCAGGGGCATCGAGGCGGCGATAGATGCCGGGTTCGAAGCCGACCACCCGCCGGGCGCGGACTGGTGGGCGGGGAAGAAGGAGGGCAAGCCGTGAGCACCTACACACCACCCGACAAAATCGAAATCTATGCATCAGCGCTGCAAAGTGACATCGGCGCTGAGCGGTTTGAAGTTGTCGAGGGCGGGAAGCTGCGCAGATACTGGATAGGCACCGTGTACGGCGGAGGTGTTGCCACGGAGCGCGGCTACAAGTTCGCCACGCCAGAGAAAGCATGGCAAAACGCTTCGGATTTTGTCGAGCGATGCGCAGAGATTGTGAGCGAGCGTCGCAGGAGCACGCCATGAGCCGCCGCGCCCGCACGCGCCGCGACAAGCGAGCGCCCATCCCTGATTTTGACGATCCACAGCCCCGCATGCCGGGGCTTTTTCATTTCTGGAGCCATGACCGCAATCGACTGGCCCGCAGCAGACGCGGCCTACCGGCAGCACCACACCGCCTGCCCCCAATGCCGCGCGGCAGGCACAAGCCCAAACACCCAGCAGCGCTGCCCAGAGGGGCGCAGCTCTGGGCCCAGTACAACCAGGCGGGTGATCCGCCGCATTTCACTTGGCTGAACAAACGCCAGCGAGGAAGGAAGCCATGACCACCAAAGAAAAGGAAATTTTCACCACCGAAGAAGCCGCCGAAATGATGGGCTGCTCACCGTCCACCATCGAGGAGCATGCGCGCAACCGCGTGCTGCCAGGCCTGCGCATGGGCCACGAATGGCGGTTCCCCCGTGAGGCTTTCATGAAAGCCATCAACACCCTGGCCATCACCGGGGAGTTGCACCGCAAGTCAACCAGGCGTGCAGTGCAGGCCGTGGCCAACACCAAGGAGCGCAAACCCGGCCGGCGCCGGGATATACCTACGCTGCCTACATTGCACTCAGTCGGCTAGACAGGTCTTCACCACGGAGCGACGCATAGCGCAGCACCATGCTGTAGTCGCTCCAGCCCATGATCTTGCAGATTTCCACATCGGAAAACACCCACCGGCCATCCTTGCCGCGCAGCTCAAACCACCGGCAGCAGGCTTCATGGCGCAAGTCGTGCTCCTTCATGTCGGGCAGCTCCACATGGCGGAACAGACTGCGAAACCGTGAGGTCAGCTGGTTTGTGGTGCGCTTCATGGTGTCCTTGTCGCCATCCCAGTAGCCAAAGACCAGTCCCACGCGGCCCGTGCACCAGGCGCGCAGCTCGGCCGCAATGCCGGGTTTCAGGGGCACCGTGCGAGGCTTGGCCGAACCGCGGTGCCCCTTGGAGCCCTCCACGTTGATAAAGCCACGGGCAAAGTCGATTTGGGACACGCGCAAGGTGTACGCCTCTTTCATGCGCAGGCCGGTATCAAGCACCAGCCGCAGGAACATTTTTGCCTCGGGGTCGGGCGCCAGGGCGCGCAACTTGCCCGGCAGCTTGATGCCATCCAGCGCCTGCAGCAGTAGCGATTCTTCACTCGGGGCAAGCCTGCGCTCTCGGGTAGTGTCCTTCTTGGCGCCCAATCCCGCACGCGCGGCCTCTGCCGTGTCCTTGTCAGAATAAACACTGTACCCACGGGGGAGCTGGCGCAGCGGATTGGGCGGGATGCCCTCCCCGGCCGGCACCGTGCGCCGCCAATGCCAATCCATCACCCGAGCCAACGCGCCCACCCTCTTGCGGATAGAGCCCGGCGCCAGGTTCCCCACCTTGCGCCCGAACGCCCCACGAACATCCCCCCTACCCGTTTTCAGTTTCCGAACATAGTCCTCCACCCACCGGTAGGTTATGTCCGCCACCGTCACGCCCTGCAGATCATCGCGCTGCATGACGGTCAACAGTTCAGCCTCAGTGGGCGCCACAGGCGCATGGTTCAGATAGCCCTGCACCACGGCAGAGAGAAACTGTGAATTCTGGGTAGCCTTTTCGTGCTTCTGCTTGGCCTGCGCCTCGTCCATCAGCACCTGGGGCACAACGCCCTGTTTCAACAACCCATCCACTTGCGCCTTGAACGCCTCAGCTTCTGCCATGGTGTCGAAGGTGTAAAAAAGTGGCCTGGGCAGCACCTTGTTCTTGATTCGGAGCTGAAACTTGCCCCCGCGCGGTTGAATGCTTGCCATGGGGCGTGATGGTAGCGGGTAGCAGCGGGTAGCGTGCTACCTTTTCCGGGTAGCCAACTACCGATTTCCAGCCTATTCTGGGCCAAAAACAAAAAAGCCCGCTACAGTTTTAGTAGCAGGCTTTCCAGTATTTACGCGGTGTTGGGTGGTAGGACGTACAAGATTCGAACTTGTGACCAACGGATTAAAAGGCCACAACGGCCTTTTAAAATCAAGCACTTACAAAACCGCTACCTTTTGCGCTACCCAAAACCGTGTTTTGCCCCCCATTTTCCCGCGATCTGAAACGCTGACCATCATTGTCAGCCATGCAGGCGGCGCATTTAACCGCCCGCGTTGACTCCGGCGAAATCCCTCTGAAACTTTCTCTTGTCAAGGTGGCGGAATCACCAGACAATCGCACCAGAGCCCTTACTCATGCGTTCCTGCCTTCAATGGCAGGTGATTCCGCCACCGGAACGCAGTAGTAAGGGCTTTTGCGTTTCTGGGTCAGGGCGCCATGCTGTACTGCGACTCTGGATTTCATCAACAAGACGCCGATTTGTCACATGCCACTCAGATTCCAGCCAGCGCCTGGCACCATATTGAACTGCGACTTTTCGGGCTACATCGTCCCGGAGATAGTGAAAACACGGCAAGTCGTGGTCATCTGGAAGCACAAGACAAATGCCAAGCTGGTGTACATCGTTCCGCTGTCCACCACGGCGCCGCACACGCCTGCGCTGGCGCATGAATTGGCCCGCGTTCCGATACCGAGGCAGGGACAAGACCCCGACACCAAAGTATGGGTGAAGTGCGACATGATCTACACGGTGTCCACTGACCGCCTGAGCATGCCGGTCAACAGGGCATCACGGCGAAACGCGGCGCCCATCAACATCAACCTCTCTACCCCCGACCTGATGGAAGTCCGCCAGCGCATTGCGAAGGCGTTGCGCCTGGGGTAAAATCAGGCCGTACCCGCAAGGGGCTGCAAGTCTGGTCCGTTTAGGCGTTGACCAGCCAGCATGAGACGCGATGACAAGCCCTCCTGCTGAAATCAAGGGGCACTTCGGTGCCCCTTTGTCTTTTCTGGGTGGTGATGTCTATCACCCCTTGGGGATGTCATGGGCGGGAGGTTACTGCCCGAATTTCTCATGGCACACCTGCAGCCCAGCACGGACACCTTCTTTGGTGGGCGCCTTGCTGGCCTCTGTTCTGCAGGAGTCGTAGCGCCATCGGTCGATTGGGCCTAGCTCGCGCTTGGGAGGTGGCTCTACCGCTTCGAGATTTTTCATTAACTGCTGATAAGACGCTTGATCCATTGGGGCGACTTGCCCAGCCTTTGGCGCTTCTTCATATCGCAGGCCCTGTTTTATCAGGTCCTCGATAGTTGCTGGCTTTCCCCCTTGCTGCGCCACTGCAGCAGTACAAGCGATCAAGGCAGCCGCCGCCCAAAGAATTTTCGTCATAGCGTCCTCGTCACAACTGGGGATACTCTTACATTCTGCATCACCAAAGGAGTCTGCATGTTCGGTTTGCTTCGTATCGTCCGAGGAATCATTGGCGTCCTCTTTGTGTTCCAGCTTTTCGGGATGCTGCCGGTGCTGACCTGGCTCCAGAACCCGGAAGCAATCGGCGGGCACCATGTTGTCCAGTTGGTCGTCAAAATTTTGGCCGCCGCCATTTTTGGCGCATTGTTCTTTGGGATGCGGTCTTTCATCAACTGGCTGCACCAGAA